GCCGCAGCAGTTCCCGCGTCTCTCCGGAGGCCAAAGACTTCTCGCCCTGCGGCATCCCGCATCCAGGCAGATGACCGAGAGCGGCGACCCAGCCAGCGGTCGTCACCGCTCCGATCTGGTGTTGCAGCGCATTCAGGTCATCGTCGGTCTGCTTCTCCGACCATTGCCAGCCAAGCATCGCGTGGATCGGGACAGGCCAGCCGTCCCGCACTCGCTTCGTGACATTCGCTCCCAGGTTGTGGAACGCTTCAGCGAGACGGCTGGTCTGCGGATCGAGCGTGATGTCGAGGCCGCGACCGACGACCGGGTCGCTGAACGTCGGACTCCAGGCGTCTGGTCCGGTCGAAACGTGGATCCCGACGCTGCCGATGTCGATGGCGCGCGGATCGATGGCGACCGCTACCGGAGACGATACGGGGCCGATCAGCCTCTTCCCGCGAGCAGCCCAGAAAGCCGTCGCCCGCCACTGTCCTGGCCGATCCGGCAGCATCTCGACCAGATACCCGATGTCGAGACCGCCGTCCGGCGTAGCCGTGCCGTGCATCACTCGCTGCCGCGCATCGTCCGACCATTCGATCCAGCAGACGTCGGTAGGTGGTCGCGCGGTCGCGAGCGATGCGCGCAGGATAGGGGCTGGCGACTCTGCCGCCTCGGTGACGGCCGCGACCATCTCCGGATCGAACCGGAATGCAGTCGCCCGGTCGAGGAGCCGGGCGAGCCGGAACAGCGCAGGACGGGCCGACGGATGCGGTTTCCGCACCGCGCCGACCAAGTTCCTGTCGGTGCGGTGCAGCGCGTTCTGCGTGCGGTCGATCAGAGGTCCTACTGTCTGTCCTCCCGCATCGACGATGCCCATCTCGACCCCTTCAATCGGGGAGACGAACGCTTGTGGCTTCATGCGATGCCCCCAGGAAACTCGACCCGCGCCTTCTCCGCGTCCGAGAGGTGAGCGTAACCGCCAAGCGATATGGTTTCGGTGCCTTGCAGCGCGTGGCGGATCATCGCATCGCGAGCCGGAACGGTGAGCCTGAGCCAGACCCGTCCTTTCTGCCTCGGAGAGACTGAGATCCGCTCGACGCGGATCAGTTCCCAGCCGCCGCTCGCGTCCCGCCGGAAGCCGAATCGCGTCCCCACGCCCGAGTACTTGTAGGCGCTCGCGTCGGGACCGCCCGACTGCTCCCAGATTTCGCATCCCGCGCGATCTTTCTGAGGCACTCCGCGCTTTTCGAGATCGCGTTCCGCCTCGCGCACCCGGTGCCACGCATCGGAAGCCGACAGCGTGAATGACCGCGCTGTTCCGTTGGCTTCTGCGAATGCCTCGTTCATCTCAGGCCATGTCTGGAGGCCAATCGCAGCAGCCCCGGCAGCAGCGGAGATGTGGGCATCCTTGACGGTTTTCAGCGTAGCCTTCGATCCGGCGTCAGTCAGGTGTCCGAGACGAGCCTGCGCCGTCTCCCAGTTCGCGTTCGCGCGATCCGCGTGCGCGCTTGCCTTGATGAACTTCGCAGTGAACTTCGGGGTTTTCTTTGCTTTCTTCATCGTCGTTCTCCGTGTCAGGTGGGCGGGCGGCGCGGTGCGCCGCCCTGGGGGGTCAGCGGTCGGTCGCGGGGAGGATCAAGCCATCGGCGTCCACGATGACCGGCTGGGGAAGCGCATCGAGGAACGCGATCTGGAACGCGGCGTATTCGAGCGTCCCCTTGGCGAACCCGGCGGCGACCGCCTCGGGCATCGACCCGATGAACTTCGTGCCGGGGACCATCTGGGCGGCGCGGGCGAGGCCCGCCTCGAAGGCAACCTTAAGGTTCTGCATCTCGGTTTCGGAAATCATCTGGCGTCTCCTTGTGGGGCGGTATTGCCGTGGGAGTGATATTATATTCTCGGGAGTGATTTGCAAGCGGAATATCTCGGCCATGACAACCTTCTGCCGTCGGAGCGCCTGACCTGGGTCAGCCTGGGCGATGCCAGCCAAATCTCGCCTAGGATGCCAGCCAGGGCCGGAAATCCGGCCCTACAGAAGCGAGACATCGGTCGGTGGGCGTGCCATGATAGATATGGCTTTCCCCCTGCCCTGCGCGATCTGGCGGAACGGGATGGGGCTTCCTGCCACTTCCCTGCCTCGGGGGCTTAATGCTCTGTTGCTCCTCTGCCCACATTAGCCCGGCCCTGGTTCCCGTCCGAAAGGCTGCGGACCCGGCAACGGCTGAAATCGAGGCCCTCGCCAGCCGCCTTGAGCCGCAGCTTGCCCAGACTATCCTGGCCGGGCTGAACGCGATGGCTAATGCGGTCGATGTCGACGGCATCTTGGCTGCGCTGCAGACGGGCGACATAGCCAAAGTCCTGGCGGCGCTAGGAATCGACCCGGAAGCCGCGTTCGTTAACCTGCAGCCGATCCTGCTCGACGGGGTCTACGGTGGCGCGGCAGCGGCGGCGACTCAGATCCGATTGACGAATGCTACGTTCGGTTTCAACCGTCTCAACCCGCGCCTGATTTCCTGGCTGCAGACCTATCACCTGGGCCTGATCCGCGAGATCGGGGATTCGACGAAGGAAGCCGTCCGGACCCTGCTTATTGACGGGATGACAAAAGGCCAAGGCCCGCGTCAGACCGCCGTGCGGATCAAGGAGGTCGTCGGGCTGACCGAACGACAGGCCAGAGCGGTCAGCAATTTCCGCACAGAACTTGAGACCTTCCACGAACGCCGCACTGGCGGCGGCTATCGTCTCGGAGCGAAGATTGATCGCGTGAACGGTTTCCAGGTCCTGAAACCAGATGCGGATGGAAAGCCGAGCGATGGGATCACCGAACGACGTCTCCGCGACTTTCGTTTCGACGGGCAATTGAAACGCGCAGTCGAGACCGGCACGCCACTCAAGCCAGCGCAGATCGACAAAATGGTCGCGGCGTATCAGCGCAAATACCTCGCGTTCCGCGCCCGCACCATCGCGCGCACGGAAGCCTTGCGAACCACCAACGTCGGGGTGCAAGATGCCTGGAGACAAGCCATCGAGGCCGGAAAGATCGCTGAGACGCAAGTCAGGCGGATGTGGATCGTGGCACGGGATGAGCGGCTCTGTTCTGTGTGCGCGCCTATCCCTGGTCTGAACCCCAAACGCGGCGTCAAGTTCGATCAGCCTTTCGCGACTCCAAACGGCCCGTGGAATCTTCCGCCGATCCATCCCAACTGCCGCTGCACGGTATCGATTCGGCAATGGGAACCATCTCAACTCTCAGCAGGACGATGATCATGACCTCTGTTCTCAACAGGCTCGAAACCCTCAATGCCCGCATCAGCTAAACGCTGGATCTGGTCGAAAAGGCCAATGGGAGATGACCCACAGGCTCGTCGCCGTGGAGCAACTGGCGCAGTCGAGGTTCAAGAACGGGAAATTCTACGGATGACTCAAGGCGTCGTGCGGTATACCGCCGAAGCCAGCAGTCGAATCACCTGCGCAGTAGATCGAAGCGCCGTTTCTGTCGTCGGTGACATCGCCCGCTCGGCAAGCGAATCGATCCGTTCGCAGATTTCGATCAGTTCTCGATAGACCGAAAGCCCGGACAAGTCCCTGAACCCGCGATCCATTTGTGAGGCATCGTGAACGCTTTCGTCCATCGTCATCTCGCTATTCGTATTGCGCGCTTGTCGGCTGGTGCTGCCGCGCTCGATGTCAGGCTGGCTAAGTCGACCAGCGATTCTCACACGCCTCCTCAAGCGGTGCAATCCGCCGCAGCGCGGGGGCTGGAACTGCGTCGGAAGTGGAAGCGTGGAGGATTATCGAACGCTGAAGCGTCCGCGAGCGGTATCGGGAGCGGAGTGCAGCGTGCGACGAACCTCAAGAACGGCGACGCAATTTCGACGGCGACACTGAGGATGATGCGAGCATTCTTCTCGCGGCACCAGAAGAACTACGCCCCGGACAAGCGCGAAGCTGACGGAGGTCCGACCGCTGGAACGATCGCGTGGCTCTTGTGGGGAGGGAACGCTGGCAAGGCATGGTCGAACTCCGTCCTTGGCCGAATCGAAAAGTCAGAAGTCTCAGACGTTCACGTTCCGTCTGCGGAATGGGACGCCACCAAGCCAACAGGTCGCCGCAAGCGCAAGCGTGCGCTTGTCTCCACCTATTGAGGATTGAGCGATGCCATATTCGTCCATCGCGGACCTTCCCGAGTCTGTCCGTAACGCTCTCCCGGCTGACGCACAGCGCCGATTCATGGCTGTGGCTAATGCTTACCTCGCAGACAAGAAGCCTGATTCGCAAGCCATGGCGGCTGCTTGGAAGGTGGTCAGCAATGGATGGGAGAAGGGTAAGGATGGCAAATGGCACCGCAAGCGTGGGCTTGACTCTGCGGTTGCGCGAGCGGGCATTCGCAAACTTCTGGACCGCATCAATAAGACTGGCGGAAAGAAGTCGACGCCAGGATCCACATTCGCCAATCGCTGGCCTGCAGGCAATCCGAAGGGCGGGCAATTTGCGCCGAAAGCAGGGGGCGGAAGCTCCGCGCAGCAGTCCACGTTCTCGGGTGCAAGTTCCTGGTCAGGCGGGGCCAGTCTTGCGTCGAAGTTCTGGGTTCCTGGGTCTGGCATTTCCGCAGGGTCGATGACGTCGCCCGCGAAGCCTCCTGGACCGCCGCCCGGAGCAAAGCCGCATCCACGCAAGGACGATAAGGGGAACCCGGTCACCGTCAACTATCCGACCAAGCCCAGCGATCCGTCTACCTGGGCGGATGCCACCAAAACAGCAACGTTCGTCCCAGGAGGGAAAACGCCCGGTTCGCTCAATGGCGTTCGCATGGAGAGTTGGGACGCTCCGAAATCCTTGGATGGTTGGAAGAGTGTTGCAGGTACTAAGCCTGACCTCGACGGTATTCCTTTCGATGCTCCAGAGGGCAAGAGCATTGGTGCTGGGGTGCTGGTCGTCGAGCCCGATGGGCGCATTTGGCTGACACGACCGACGAACTCCTACGGTGGCTACAACAACACGTTCCCTAAGGGAACGGTCGAGCAGGGATTGACGCTACAACAGAGTGCCATCAAAGAAGCTTTCGAGGAGACTGGTCTGCGCGTCGAAATCACTGGCATGCTGGGCGATTACGAACGCGACACCTCTGTCGCCCGCATGTTTGTCGCACGGCGCGTCGGAGGAACTCCGCGAGACATGGGATGGGAATCGCAGGGAGTTCGTCTTGCGACGTTCGATGATGCCGCCGAACTGCTCAATCGCACACACGACAAGGGGATCCTTGGTGGACTGCGCGACGAACTTGAAGCAGTTGGAATGCTGCAGCCTAAGATCAAAAAGGCCGCATACGAGAAGCAGCCCAGATGGCCTGCTGGATCCCCAATTGGCGGTCAATGGAAGACGTATGATGCAAACGGCCTCGTCCAGCCACCTAAGATCGGTGTACCTGGGAAGAAATGGTATCAGCAGCAAGTCGATTCGCTATATCGCATGGCAACCGCTGGCGATATCGACGGGGTGCGGAAAGTCTTAGCCGCGAAACAAGCGCACCTCGATAAGATAACCGCCATTCAGGCAGAAGGAAAGCCTATCAACCTCACCTGGAAATGGGCGGCGGCAGTCCCTTATTACGCTAAGGAACTGCTTGCGAACATCACGGCGAAAACGAAAGCCCAAGCGAGTGCCGATGCCATCAACGGTCCGGTGCCGCTCTCGTCGCTCACCAAGGTAGGACCGAAGCCTGGAGGATCCAATCCAGGTGCGATGTATCAGAATTCATCGGGCGAAAAAGTTCTCGTCAAGGGATCCAACGCTTCATCGCTTGGGCCTGCGGAAGTCGAGAAGCGGTCTCGCAACGAAGTCCTCGCCTCGAAGCTTATGGCCGCGACTGGATTGGCTGCACCGGAAATGACCCTGGTCGACCTGCAGGGGCAGCATGGCGGCGGCATCGGCGTCGCCTCGAAATGGGCGGCAGGACTCAAGCCGCTCGGGAAAAACGCGAATGATGTCGCTGCGGCTCAAGCCGACTTCGCTGTCCATGCGTGGCTCGGCAATTACGATGCTATCGGATCCGAACGTGACAACACTCTGATCACTCCGGATGGAAAAGCGATCTGCATCGACCCTGGTGGGTCAATGAAGTATCGCGCACAGGGCAAGGAGAAGCCCTTCACGAACTCTGCCGTTGAGTTCGACTCGATGCGTGATCCGAAGATCAACGCAATGGCCGCATCTGTCTACGGATCGATGACGGCTTCTCAGATTGAAGCGTCTGCGAAGAAACTCGCGTCAATCGACAACGAAACAATCGCAAAACTCTGCGCATCTTATGGTCCTGGAACTCCCGCAGAGCGAGCCAATCTCGCGGTTACTCTAATGGAACGACGCAAGGATATTCTGAAGCGGGTGGCGGCGCTAACTGCTGGGTCTGTGGCATTACCGCAGCCTGACAAAGCTGAACCGGCTGATGAGAAAAAGCAGCAGTCGGATGTTAAAGCAATTCAGGCAGAGCCTCCCGCGAAACAACCAGTCCCTAAACAGGCTGTCTCTTTGTCGATCCCGGCCTTCGTCGAAACCTTTCCAGGTGCTCTGGATGTTTACAACAAAAAAGCATCGATGGCGGTGAAAGCGTATACGACTAAGAACTTGGCGTGGCTGGAAAAGGTCGTGGCAGCTCCGTTCGCCGCCACAGAGAACGGCAAGAAAATGCAGGCGTTTATTGAGCCGATGATAGCTGACCTCAAAGGCAGCAGACTGAAAGCCGCAGAAGCGAAAATCGCTCCTGTCGTCAACGTGCCTTCCGTTGGTGTTGCGACGAGCACAAGTAAAGCGGCCATGCCTGACCCCAACAAGTTCAAGAAGCAGATCGCATCGAACGAGAATGCGACAACCGCTGGGTACAAGCAGACGCACAACAAGAAGATTGATGTGCTGTCGAACCTCGCAAAGTCCGGAGATGTAAAGGGGATTTTGTCCCTGTCGTATGCGGGGAATGCGACGTTCGGACAGGTACAGATCAAGTACGCCAACGACATTCTCGCCGCGCTCGGATCAGATCTGAAAGTCGGCGTTCAGAAGTCACTGTCGCATCCCGCTCTTGCTGCCGCTGGTATACAGAAGCCAGCGCAGATTGCGACACCTCCAGCCGCTTCACCAGTTAAAGGCGCAGCCCCTGCGGCCGCTGCACCTTCGCAGCCATGGCTGAAGGTGCGAGCTGGTGAAACGGTCATCGAGCAAGGCGAGAAATTCGGTGTCGAATACGCCATCGTTCAGAAGCCGCCCAAAGGATTCGACGCATCGAAGATCCCAACGCCTCCAGACTTTTTCACAAACGGGTCGCAGGGGCCGAACAACAAATGGAAGTCGTCGAGCGAAGCGGTCAACAAGGCAAACAACGAAGCCGTCTTCCTCATTCAGCAAACGGCGCTAACGCAGAAGACTCCAGATGCCGTTGCAAATCTGCAGTTCAATCAGATTTCGAAGGAAACCGGAGCGCCTACGGGACAGAAGCTTCCGTTCTCTCAGCATCCATCTGCGCTAGTGAAGGAGTATTGGTCGAATGTCGAGTCGGAACTAAAGGCTCAGTTAGCGACGACGACAAAGACCTACCACAATGGGTCGTTCTCAGCAGGATATGCCCAGGCAGCGGCTCAACTGGCTGCGCTGCACAAGACTGTGTCTTATGCGGACTTCTCGATACACACACAAAAAGCTGCGGATTACCTCGTCCTTTCGAAGAACGCTTCAGCATCTCTTAGCGTACCGGAGAAAGGATCGTTCGTTGAGTTCGACAAAAAACAGAACTCTGAGATCCATTTCAAGTTCAAGAAAGAAAGCGATGCCGCAATAGCAAAGCTGACGTCGGCTCAGGAGTCCGCCATCAGGCAATACACGGGCAGTTCATACGATAATATGAATGCCGCGTTGCGACTCGGAAACACGAATTCAAGTTCATGGGCCAAAGCACAGACCATGGTCAAAGCCTTTAAGAAGGCAGCCGTAGAGATCCCAGAGGGGACAATCATCTGGCGAGGTCTGAGCGTAGGACAATCGATCTATGAAAGCGTGACCGGCGGTATCATCCAGGACGGATCATTCAACTCCGCCTCGTACGGCGAGAGGCCACGCGGGCCTGGAGCGAGTTCACCGACATGGCTGCGGATCCATATCCCGAAAGGAGTCAAAGGCCTCAACGTCACGTCGATCTCAAATTACGGAGAACAAGAGCATGAGATCGTCATTCAGAACAACGTCAAGTATGCAGTCCTGAAGGTGGAGAAACATGATAAATGGGTAGATTCGAAGGGGGACTCGCATGGCAGTCGGACAATCGTTGACGTCATTGCGCTTCCTCACGATTGAGCCGAAACTCTGAAAGTTTCATGAGGTGGGACGAATGACCAGTGAACGCTTGTTTGCCAGAGCCATCGGGAAGATGCACACCGACGCAACAGGTGTCGTCGGGCCTAACCCGGACAACGATCCACCGTGGCTGAATGCTCTCGGAGAGGTCGACGGAATCGTTCGCGTTTTCGCATCCGAGATGTTGAAGCGTTTGGCTGATCCTGATGCGAAGGCATTCAACGACTGGGTCGCGTCCGAGTGCCTGCGCCTCAATACCCTGTTCCTGGGATACGAGCCGGGCGAGCAATCGTATGACGGATGGAAGCGTGGTCCGTGGAACACCCCGCTATCGCTCGGATCGTTCGCTCGCACACTCTATATCCCGGCAGATGAAGATGATCGCTTCGCCGTCCGTGACCTGTTCATGGCTTATGCGGCCGAAATCGCCGGTATCGTTATTCAGCATCAGGGCGAGCCGGTCGAGCGATGGGGTGATGAGATGTCTGCGCCTACCGAACGCATCGTTCGTGCGCTGCTCGGGTTCCCGCCTGGGAACGATTCTGATATCGAGGGGATCAGCCCGATACTCTATCGCATCGAATAATGCCGCAGGAGTGGCATCCGCGACGCCTTTCAGGAGCCTCACATGAATAAGATTTACGCATCTGAATTCACGATCACCAAATCGAACGAGACAGGCTCCGTCGTCGCTGGATGGGCATCTGTCGTTTCCGACAATGGCGCGCCGATCACCGACCACCAGGGCGATATCATTGCCATTGACGAGATTCGGAAAGCCGCGCATAAATTCGTCAGTGACGCCCGTGTCGCGAAAGCGCAGCACTCTGGTGACCCTGTCGGAGAGGTCGTGGAGTCGGTCATAGTCGATGACGCGCTAGCGGCGAATCTGGGCATCTCCGATGGGAAGCGCGGCTGGTGGATCGTGATGAAAATCAACGATCCGAAGATCCAGGAACGCATTCGCGCTCGCGAATTGCGGGCTTTCTCAATCGGCGGCAAGGGCCGACGCACCAAAATCATCGGAGACAAATGATGGCGAGTCAGCTTTCGAACCTTGAGATCGATGAGATTTCTCTCGTCGATGAACCAGCCAACGAATCCGCGCGCGTCGTGATCGTGAAGGCGAAGGGCGGATTCAAGCCTTGTGCCGGGTGCGAATCGCCTGCCGTCTGTAAGAAGGCAGGGATGTGTGCCGAAAAGGCCGAAGACGAGAACGAAGACGAATACGGGATGAAGAAGTCCCGCACCGAACCCGCCGGTTCTGCGGGCGATCAGAGCGCCGACGCGCGCTCCAACGACGGAGACCATCAGATGGACATCGAGACGCTGTCCAAGGCTCTGGAGACCGCCGAGGCACGCCTCGATGATCTGCAGGGCAGGACCGAAACCGCCGAAACGAAACTCGCGGAGGCGGAAGAAATGCTGAAGGCGAAGAACGCCGAGATCGCTACGCTCCGCAAGTCGGCTGGCGTCGAGGAGGAGGAGGTGCTCAAGTCCCTCCCCGAGTCGATCCGCAAGCGGCTGGAGGCCAACGAGGCCGAAATCCGCAAGATGCGCGAGGAGCGCGAGACGCAGGAAGCCGTCGCCAAGGCGCGTGGCCTGGGTCTGAACGATCCGGAGAAGATCGGTCCCGTCCTGGCGCGCGTCACGAAAAGCGCCAAGGCCGAGGATGCCGCCGCTCTCGAAACGCTCCTGAAGTCGCTCGTCGCAGTCGGCAACGCCAACGTCCTGTTCCGGGCAATCGGGTCGGATCAAGCCGTCGACGGCGACCCCACGGAGATCCTGAAGGCGAAGGCCGAGGAAATCCGCAAGTCCAGGCCGACCCTGAGCGCCGAGGCGGCTTATGCCGCCGCCGTCGATCAGAACCCGGCTCTCTACAACGCTTACATCGCCAAGCGGCGCGGCTGAGGAGGCCGAATCCATGAGCAGCAAACTCGGAGTTCAGTCGCTGTCGCTCCTCGCGGCAGCGGATCTGTCCAGCAGCCGCTGGAGGTGCGTGACCGTCAATTCGTCGGGGCAGGCTGCGCTCGCCAACGCGACCGCGCTGACGGCTGGCATTCTCCAAAACAAGCCGACCAGCGGTCAGCCTGCGACCGTGTGCTATGCCGGAGTCAGCAAGGCTGTCGCAGGAGCCGCCGTGACCGCCGGATCGCGCGTGCGTTCGGACGCCAACGGAAAGGTCGTCGCGGCGACCGTCGCTGGCAACGCAGTCATCGGCATCGCTCTCGAAAGCGCGGGGGCTGACAACGACGTCATCTCCGTCCTCCTCACCCCGATGCCGTTCGCGGCTCTGGCCTGATTTGAAGGGAACTCAGACCAATGAATCCGACTCCCGGTGACGTCCATGTCAACCAGCCGCTGACGAATATCAGCATCGCGTTCCTGCAGAACGCGAACAACTTCGTCGCGTCCCGCGTCTTCCCCAACATCCCGGTCAGCAAGCAGTCCGACCGCTACTACGTCTATGATCGCGGCGAGTTCAACCGCGACGAGATGAAGGAGCGTGCGCCTGCGACCGAATCGGCTGGTGGCGGCTATTCGCTCGACAACACGCCGACGTACTTCGCCACCCAGTACTCGTTCCACCGGGACATCCCCGATCAGGTGCGAGCCAACGCCGACAGCGTCCTCAACCCGGATCGGGAGGCCACTGCCTACGTCACGCACAAGGCACTCATCCGCCGCGAGAAGCTGTGGGCCGCGCGCTATTTCGTCGCCAGCGTCTGGACGACGGAATACACTGGAGTCGCCGCGACCCCGACCGGCTCGCAGCGTCTGCAGTGGAACGATGCGAACGCCAACCCCATCGAGGACGTTCGCGCGGGGAAGCGCACCATCGCGCAGTCGACAGGTTTCGAGCCGAACAAGCTCGTTCTCGGACGCGCGGTGTACGACGCTCTGCTCGACCATCCGGACATCATCGACCGGATCAAGTACGGGCAGACGGCGGGCGCTCCGGCCATGGCGGGTGCGGATTCGCTCGCGCGCCTGTTCAACGTCGACGAGATCCTGGTGATGAACGGGATCGAGAACACCGCGCAGGAAGGCCGCACGGCGGCGCACTCGTTCATCGGCGGCAAGCACGCGATGCTCTGCTACTCGACGCCCACTCCTGGCCTGATGACGCCGACGGCGGGCTATACGTTCTCCTGGACTGGCCTGCTCGGCAACGGTGCGGAAGGCAACCGCATCCGTTCGTTCCGACTGGAGCAGCTTCAGGCGGATCGGGTCGAGATCGACATGGCATTCGATCTGCGCCTCGTCAGTGCCGATCTCGGTGCCTTCTGGAACGGCATCATCGCGTGACGCTGCCGATCTGGTACTGACTCTACCGGGCCGACGGAGCCACGCGCCCCGTCGGCCCTTTCGCATGTGAGGCCGAAAGATGAGCCGATTCCTGAGACAGCCATTCGCGCAGCAGGGGCCGTTCGTTGCCCTGCGTCCATTCCTGATGTCGGGCCGCGCGTACAAGCCCGGCGACGCGGTCCCGGTGGACAACGTGGAGCCGCGCCGCGTCCGTCAGATGTGGGACATGCGCGTGATCGAAAACGGCACTCCGAAGTCTGCCGCAACCACGGCTGCTGCCGCGCCTGCTGCAATGCCAGAAGCTGTCGCACCTGCTCCTGCTCCGGTGAAACCCCGTCTCAAGGTCGAGCATCGAGGCTTCGGACGCCACTACGTCATCGCAGAAGACGGGGCCGAAACCGGACCTCTGTCGAAGGAAGCAGCCGACAAGCTCGCGGGATAAGGAGACAGGTCGATGCCTCTGATCGTCGAAGACGGCACAGGACTGGCGGATGCGGAGAGCTATCTCAGCCTAGAAGCCCTGAAGTCGTATGCAGACGCGCGCGGGCGCAGCTACGCAGGCAAGGCCGACACCGCTCTGGAGAATGCGCTGCGGATCGCGACCAATTACGTCGATACGAAGTGGCGTTATAAGGGCGACCGCGCCACCGGCACTCAGGCACTGGAGTTTCCCCGGACGAGCCTGATCGACTGGTCAGGATACTCGATCACTGGCATCCCTGGCCGCTTAAAGAATGCGACCGCAGAACTCGCCCTGAAGTCGCTCACCGACGACATCAACGCCGACCAGGATCGCGGCGGAAAGGTTGTCTCGGAGTCCGTCGGTTCTGTCTCGGTCTCATATGCCGCCGATGCGCCTGCCGGGCGCGTCTATACGCTGGCGATGGGGTTCCTGCAGCCGTACATCCGCGATGGATCGGTCAAGGGATCGCCGCGCTTTGGCGGCGGGACGGAGGGCTATTTTGAGTTCGGCATGCACGATCATCCGTCCGAAGCGAATGGCCTGACGGAGTGATCCGATGGGCAAATACGACGCCATTTCGCAATCTGCCGCTGCGCTGATCGCGCGGAAGGGCAGTCCGATTACTCTGCGGCGGGTCTCGGGAGGTACGTTCAACCCCGTGACACAGGCGATCACAGGGGCCGCGACGACGACTGCCACATTGAACGGTGTCGTGCTGCCGGGTGGGCGCGGGGATGACTACCAGCCTGGGACGCTGCAGCGCGCGTCAGCGATCAAGATCATCTTCGCGCTCTCCAGGGCGTCGGTCGTTCCGCAACCGGGAGATGTCGTCTCCTGGAATGGCGTATCCTGGACGCTGCTCCGTGTCAGCGTGACGGATCCGGCTGGAGACGGCCCGATCATCGCTGAGTGCGAGGCCGAGTGATGGCGAACGGCACCACCTTCAAGGCCGACATTTCGTCCTGGGTTTCGCAGGTCGGAGATCAGATGGATGCCCTGGCGCGTCAGGTTTGCCAGGAGGCAGCGCAGCGCGTCGTGCTGAATACTCCGGTCGATACAGGGTTTCTGCGCGGCTCTTGGCAACCATCGATTGGATCCTCGCCGTCCAGGTCAGACGATGGTGTGGACATCGGACTGGTTCTTTCCGGGATGCGAGCCGGAGAAAGCTTCTGGATGACCAACAACGCGGTGTATGCGATGAGGGTCGAGTTCGGTTTCGTAGGAGAAGACTCGCTGGGCCGATACTACAATCAGCCCGGTAGGTTCTACGTTACGAACACTGTGGCACGGTGGGAGCAAATCGTTGCTGACACTGCCAAAGACTTAGGGATCGCCTGATGCCAGCAACATCGATCCACACGGACGTCCGCGCTGCGTTCAGAACGCTGCTCCAGTCCGTCGCTGGCTTGCCGCAGGTCGCGTGGGAGGGTAGAAACTTCGCGCCGACGCGCGGCACCCCTTTTCTGTCCGAGACCGTGCAGCCTATTTCATCCATAGTGCGCGCGGTCGGGATCGGGGGTACAATCGCCCACACGGTCAACCTGACCGCCACCCTCCACTATCCTGCGGCTGCAGGAACGCTCACCATCGAGACGATGGCGGGCGCGATCATGGAAGCCCTGCGACCTGGAGTTTCGCTGACTTACGGGACATCGAGTGCGATGATCCAGAGGGTCGAGCGGAACCCAGTCCAGCAGTCTCCCGATTGGATCTCCGTGGCCGTGGTGGCAACGGCGGTCGCCTATTCGTCCAACTGACAGGCCATAGGAGGCCAGCATGCCACTTCAGCCGAATGTGACTTCGAACATCGTCTTCGCCGCCGAGTCTGTCTTCGGGACGACTCCCGCCGTCGCTGGACAGCGTCTTCGCCGCGTCACCTCATCGCTTTCTGTGAGCAAGGACGCCATCGCGAGCAACGAGGTCCGCAGCGATCAGCAGGTCTTCGACGTCCGTCATGGTGTCCGTCGAGTGGGCGGCGCGATCCAGGGCGAACTGTCGACGCAGACCTGGGATGACTTCCTCGCGGCGGCGCTCCGTTCGTCCTGGGTCGCTGGAGTTTCGGTGTCGAACTCCACGCACACCAACGTATCGGTGGTCGGATCGACTTTCACCGTCGGTGCGGGCTCTCTGATCACGGCGGGTTTCAAGGTCGGAGACATCATCCGCCTCAGCGGCTTCACGCACGCCAACGTCGGCAGGAACTTCAAAATCACTGCTCTGACGACTACCGCAGCGACCGTTTTCCCCGCGCCCGCTGCCATGACCTCGCAGACGACCTTCACGATGGCGGTGACGGGGCGCAAGCTGATCAACGGTGTCCTGACGCCGTCGTTCACCATCGAGCAGAACTACCCGGACATCGATGTCTCGGAACTGTTCAACGGATGCCGCGTGAACACGGTCGGACTAAGCATGAACCCGACCGGCATGGCCTCCATCAGTGCCGATTTCATCGGGCTGAATGGAACGCTCCTGAGCGGAGCAACTGCTCCGCAGTATGCCTCTCCGACAGCCGAAACGACGACCGGGTTGCTCGCTGGCATCTCGGGATCGCTTCTGTTCGGCGGGTCGCAGTCGACGGTCATCACCTCGTTCGACATGTCGATCAGCAACAACCTCTCGGCTCAGCCGGTCGTCGGCGCGACGACGGTCCCCGAGATCTTCTACGGGCGAAACGTGGTCACGGGGAACATCAGCGCGTTCTTCGAAACGACGGCGTTCCTGGATGCGTTCCTTCAGGAGACGGAAACGAGCGTGATGGTCACGCTGGAGGCGAGCGGTGCTGCGCCAGCCGAATTCCTCTCGATTGGCCTGCATCGAATCAAGCTGAACGGGCAATCGAAAAGCATCGGTCCCGATGGTGGCGTGATCGCATCGTTCCCGTTCCAGGCGCTCCTGCGGACCGGTGGCACGGGTACGGCATTCGATCAGTCCACGTGCGTGATCCAGCGCAGCAACGCCTGAAGTCTTCAACCCGGCGCGCGCGGGAGACCGCGCGCGTCTTTCGAATGGAAAGGAAGCGCCTATGGATTTCGAGTTCAATCTTCCCGATGTCGATACGCAACCGCTGTCGAACGCCGGAGTGTGGCTGGTGCTGAAGCGCGTCGATGGAGCGCCGCTGATCGTCGACGGAAAGCTGGTCCGCGTTCTGCTGCTCGGCCAGGACAGCGAAGCCTATCGGCAGCGGTCGCGCGAGCATCTCCGCAATCGCCTGGAGAAGCGCGCGGCTAGTGGCGATGTGACACCCGGAGCGCAGGACATCGATCTGGTGGAGCGCGAAGGGCTCGAAATTCTCGCAGCCTGCACGGCTCGCTGGGAGCAGATCCAGGCGACGGACGGAACACCGATTCCCTGCTCCTTCGATGCCGCACTGGCTCTCTACCGCAAGTTCCCGGTGATCCGTGAGCAGGTCGACCGCTTCATCGCGACGCGGGCGAATTTTACGAACGCCTCGTTGCGGGGCTGAAAGCCTATGCGCGGCATGTCGGCAAGCTGTCGCGGAGCGTTGGAAATGCGACGCTTGCCGACCACTTCGCGGCGGTCGCTCGTCAGCGAGGCGTTCCGGTCACCAAGCCACCGAGTATCCCTGACGGTGGTCAGCACATCTGGCGCGCGTTCCGCGAAATCGCGCGCGCCAGGGGGGGTAACGGGTTCGGGCCTAATCCACTGGCCTGGACGGAGATAGACGCATGGGCAAGGCTCACAGGTACACGCCTGGAGCCGTGGGAAGTCAGAGCAATTCGCGAGATCGATGATGTGATCCTCGCAGAGTCGACCGGAGAAAACTGATGGCTGGCGAGAAGATCTTCGAACTCGGCTTCCGGATCGATACGTCGCCACTCGCGGTAACGCGGACTACGGCAGAAGCAGCCGCAGCCTCTGTCGAGAAGCTTGGGACCGCTGAAGAAAAACTCGCGTCGAGCGCAAGAGCACTGACTCCGGCGCTAGACGCGAGTGCGAAAGCACAGAAGGCATCTGCTGATGCCGCTGATGCATTGGCTGGTTCTGCCACAAAGGCTGCTCTGTCAGAAAACAAGCTCGCTGACGCGGCAACGAAAACGGTTCCTGCGGTCAATGCGTCGAAAGATGCGCTGAACTCAGGCGCTAAGTCTCAGCAGGAAGCTGCCAAGGCAACGGAAAGTCATGCAGAGGCGCTTTCGCGATTCGAGCGGCAGTTGGTTGCCGTCAACGCTGCCCAGAGACAATTTGAGGCTGCTCAGAAACAGATCGCAGCTGCTGTTGCGGCTGGTACTCTAAAGCAAGCAGAGGCCAATGCTCTGCTCGATGCTGCGACGGCACGATATCAGCAGGCAGTCCAAGCAGCGCGTGCCGCGCAGCAAGCACAACCGCCTCAGCCTGCAAGACCGGCTGCACCATCAGGCTCGCCTACGGCTTCTCTGCCGCAGACTGCTCAAGCCTCTGCGGCGGTGATGGGTGATGCGGCCTTGAAGGCGGCGCAATTTCAAGCGGCGCTTGACGGTCTGCAAGGAAAGATCACGCTGACGGCAGCGAACATCTCTCAACTCACCGCTGCGCTTTCGATGGGTGGTGCGGGTGGTGGATCTGGTCTCCTGAACGTGATGTCGGGTGTCGTCGGGACGCTGGGACGCTATGCGACCGTGCTTGGCCCGGTAGGGATGGCGACGGGCGTTGCTGCAACCGCTACGCTGTCTCTCGGCGGCGCGTATCTGGCCCTGAACAAGAGTCTCGGTGAAGTCACGGACAAATACGATCTGATGGCTGCACGCCTTCGGACGGCGCTTGGCTCGCAACTGGCTGCGAAAACTGCGCTCGATGAACTGAAGAAAGGGGCGGAAGAGACCGGACTTGGGTTTCAGACGTCGGCTGACGCTTTCCTCCGGTTCGCGCGAGCCAATACGGGTATCGGTGCCTCGCTTCCTGAGTTGCTGCAGTTCACCGAAACGATCCAGAAGCTGGGCGCTATCAGCGGCGCGTCTCTCGGAGAGACGCAGTCTGCTCTGATTCAGCTTGGGCAGGCGCTTCAGTCCGGTCGTCTGCAGGGAGACGAACTCCGTTCTATCAGTGAGAATGCGCCGTCGATTCTCAAGGCCATCGCAGATGGTTTGGGAAGAACCCAGGGTGAGATCAGGGCTATGGGCGCTTCTGGAGAACTGACAACGCGCCAGATTTTCGACGCGATCTTGAAGGCAACGGAGAGGACACGGAAGGAGTTTGAGGATCTGCCGAACACCATCGAAAAGAATTCGATGCGTATCTCTGACGCATGGTCTCGGGTTCTCGATGGCATGGGAAAGCGGCTGCAGTCTTCAGCAGTGTATCAGTTCTTCCAGACAGGTATTCTTGGCTCCATCCAGCAAGCGGAAAAAGCTGTTGCACCTCCTTCTGTAGCAGTTCAGGTCAACGATGCGCTCCGTGCATCGCGTTCTGAGTTCATCCGTTTCGTTTCTCCTGATCCGCGTGAACGGGCTCGGTTCTCTGAAAACGTAGGGCTTGCGTCCGACATGACGCGCCCGGAATTCGAACGACAGGTCTTTGCTCGATACGTCGACAACCAGATCGAGCAGATGATCTCGGTCATGGAGAACGCTGAATCGAGTCCAATGGTTCGACGGTATCGCGAGGCGCAACGCAGTTTTGCGGAGGCGCTTGTTTCGGCTCGCGCCGATACGGCTGCGACCGAATCCAAGATGGCAGAGAATGCGAGGCGCGCAACCGTTGACAGGGGCATGGCAGCGGGTCGGGAATATGATGACTATCAGACGCGACTCACCAAGATTGCCGCTGCTCGCAAACTGATCGAAGAGGCCATCGCACAGGCTGAAGCGATTGCGCGCGGAGAAATCGGATCGCGCGAAGAGCGCGATTACGCGCAAGCGGCGCTCGTCAACCTCGGGAGACAACTAAAAGCTCTTGAGCAGGATGCCAAATCCTCTGCGCCAGAACTAGATCGCCTCGCGAACCGATTCCGCGATCTGCAAGAGGCGATGAAGCTTGGTGGAGGTGTGTCGGTCAATCTGATCACCGAGGCGCAAACTGCATTGCAGCAAGCGGAAGGCCGGATGGGAGGAGCCGGAACCGCCGGAACCTTGCCTCAGTTCATTCAGGCTCAAACGCGGCCTCGCGTCTTGCAGCTTGGAGAGCAAGAAGCCCAGGTGCGTCGTCAGATCGATCAGCAAGACGCTCTGACCGACGCGCAGCGTAAGGGGGCGGCTGCAATCCGAGAAGTCGAGGCGGCGCAGCGTGCTGCCAACACTGAACTCGAAATGCTTGGCGGGCCTGACTCTGTCCTGCGGCAGTATCCTGAACTGGTGAAAGCCGTTCGCGATCTTGTCGCAGCACAGAATGATCTGACTGCGGCCTCCGAACGAAGCGCGCAGGCGCAGCGCGAACAGGCTGATGCCGTCGCTCTTGCAGCAACGAGAGCGCAGATCGCTGCCGTCGGTATGGGTCCGACAGCGATGTCGCGCGCCGCTATGGAAGTCCGTGCGCGCGAGGCTGATCGCTCGGTAGGAGGTGGTGCTGGTACTCGTATGCGCCAGCAGTTTGAAGCAGAGCAACAACTGGAAGACGTCCAGCAGGCAACGCAGACAGGACGAGAAGCTGCTCAGGCCATTCGTGTTCTCGGAATGAACCCGATGCAACGCGAGCGAGAGCAAACTCGGCAGCGCGTGATCGACGCGACGGAAAGAATGACCGATCCACGGCTGCGCCAGACCGTGGCGACTAACATTCAAGTGGCCGGTGAAGCGCGAATTCAGGACCGGTTCCAGCAGCAACAGGCATCGCTTGAGGCGCAGCGGGAAACCAATGAGCAGCGCAGGGCTCTCATTGGGCTCCAGAACGACGAGTATCGGGTGCAGATCACGCTGCTCGAAAAGCGCCGGGCGATGGAGGCCGAAGGCATCGACCGCGATGTGATAGACCGGCAGCTTGCCGTGACAGAAGAGATCGAGCGGCAGAACATCGCCTATGAGAAGCAGCGTGCGCGGGTCGAGGAGATCTACGGTATCATCGATGGCATGAGCTACAGCGCGAAGAACCTGTTCACCTCGATGTTCGAGGAGGCGTTCAAAACAGGCGAGATATCGGCAAAGCGGTTCTTCCAGGGCTTGAACTCGATGATCGCGCGGGCCGGTGCCGAAATGATGTACGAGATCGGCGTCAAGCCATTCGTGGAGGCTGGATCCAACTTCCTCAAAAGCGGCTTGCAGAGTTTAGGCAAGTCCCTGTTCCCCAGCCTGTTCCCGTCTGCCAATGGATCCGCGTGGCATCCCGGCGGCATTCAGGCGTTCGCGATGGGCGGTGTGGTTTCGTCTCCTACGCTGTTTGCCTTTGCAAACGGAAGTCGTCTAGGCGTCATGGGCGAGGAAGGGCCGGAAGCTATCATGCCACTCCGGCGCGGCCCGGACGGGCGCTTGGGCGTTGCGTCGACAGGCGGCAGCGGGGGGGACGTCCAGGTTACGGTCATCGACCAACGGTCGAGCGGAGATGCCGCGCCTGTTGCTGTTCAGAGCGGGACAGGCCCGGATGGTCGCCGGATGATTTCGATCATGGTGCGCGACGAGGTCCGTCGTGCTATCCGTACCGGCGAAATGGATGCGGAGATGTCGTCGAGTTTCGGCGCATCCCGGATCGTGCAGCGGAGGTGATCGATGCCCGCGCTTTGGCCGACGACGCTTCCGGCTTTCGTGCTGGAGGACGGGTATAGCGAGACGCTGAACGATCAGTCTGTCGAAAGTCAGACCGACACCGGCAACCCGAAGATCCGCCGCCGCACCACCAAGCTGATCCAGACGTTCGATGTGACGCTGCAGATGACTGCGGCGCAACGAGCCGATTTCCTGACGTTCTGGAACACGACGCTGGCCGGTGGGACTCTCACTTTTGACTGGGTGCATCCGCTCACTCGCGCGGCAACGACGTTCAGGTTCCGCAAGCCACCTCCTGTCTTCTCGTCTGTCGGCGGGACGCTTGTCCGCTGCCGCTTCAAGATCGAGACCGTCTGATGGCACGGACGCTTTCTGCTGCTGCCCTGGCATCCGCGCACGCGCAGGAGACCGGCGAGGCGTGGTTGGTTCTGCTGACGATCACGCATCCGGCCCTTGCTCAACCGATCCGCGTCACAAGCGACAACCAGGACACCGTGTCGAACGGAAACACGTTTCAGACCTTCCCGTTCCAGATCACGCTCCCCGGAGAAGATCCCGAGTCGCCGTCCCGCGCGCGGCTGAAGATCGACAACGTGGATCGCACCATCGTCAATACCTTGCGAACAATCACCTCGGCACCGTCGCTGATGATCCAGGTCGTCCTGGCGTCTCAGCCCAACGTGATCGAGGTCGAGTTCACCGGCCTGACACTGCGCGAGGCCGAGTATGACGCGCAGTCTGTCATCGGGGATCTCGTTTTCGAGGCGATCTTCGTCGAGCCGCTGACGATCCAGATGACGCCCGCACGCTTCCCAGGGATGTTCTGATGCGGCCCGATCTTCCTGCCTGGGTGTCCAGGTATGTCGGCCTGCGGTATCGGCCCGGCGGCGTGGACCTGGACGGCGCGGACTGCTGGGGCTTGTATGCCCTGGTCCTGGAGCGGGAATTCGGGGTTCGCCTTCCGGCTTATCCCGGCGCGGCCTGGGTGCCGGGGGCCGACAGCGCCGCCATAGGCGAGGAGGCGAGAGCCTACGCCGCCCTATTCTCGCAGGTCCGGGCGGGGGAGGAGCGGTGCGGGGATGCCATCCTGATCCGGATGCGGGGCGCGCCGCTCCACCTGGGGATGGTCGTCTCTCCCGGCTGGATGCTGCATAGCCACGATGCGGCAGACGCATGCGTCGAGCCCTACACCGGGGTCCAGTGGGGTCGTCGCGTGGTCGGGTTCTACCGGGCAGAGGCGCGCAATGGCTGACGTCCCGGTAGTCCTCCACCCTAGGCCCTTTTCGCGCTCCACGCGCCTGATTTCCAGCCCTGCCGGGGCAACCGTGGCAGAGATCGTGGACGGTCTCGACCTGGACGCTCCTTATCGGGACTACGCGCGAGCCTGGGTGGACGGGGTCGAGGTTCCCGTCGAGGTCTGGTCGCGGGTCCGTCCTCGGCCCGGTCGGACGGTCATGGTTGCCGTGGTGCCGCGAGGCGGCGGCGGGGGCGGCGGTAAGGATATCGTCCGCACGATAGCGTTCATCGCAGTAGCCGTGGTCGCGGCTGCATACGCTCCAGCGATTGCCGGGTACGCCTTTGGGGCGGAAGCGATGAAGGGGTTCGCGGCGACCACGCTGTTCGGTGAGCTAACGCTGGCGAAAGCCATCACCGGGGTGATCGGTGCGAGCGTGACGATGCTCGGATCGCTGGCGATCAATGCGCTGATCCCGCCGCCGAAGTTCGGTGCGCCCGATCCCCCTGGACTCCAGACCCCGCGCTACCAACTGACCGGCGTTCAGAACAAGCTGGAGCCATATGCGAACATCCCGCGTGTCATGGGCAGGCGTAGGGTCTATCCGCTCATGGCTGCGCGACCGTATTCCGAGATCCAAGGCAGCGACGAGTTCCTGCGCGTGCTGCTTTGCGTCGGCTGGGGTCCGCTGCGCCTGACCGACATCCGTATCGGGGAGACAGCGATCACGGCTTTCGCTGGGGTCGAGATCGAGACGCGGGAAGGCTGGACGACGGATCAGCCACTGACGCTGTTCACCCGCGCTCTGAACCAGGAGACCGTCGGGGCAACGCTCGATCCCTCGACCTGGGTCCAGCGCACAACGCAGCCGTTGACGACCGAGATAATCCTTGACCTGACCTGCCCTTCTGGTCTGGCAATCTACAACGACAGCGGCGGTCGCGATCAAGCGACCGTTGCTCTGTCCGTCCAGTATCGCGCGAACGGCACGACGACATGGCTGACGCCTCCTGCGTGGACGAACTCTGCCGATCCAGGGATGGGCGTCGCCGGAACGATCACGATCCAGGGTGCTGATGCGGGCGCGGTCCGACGGTCGGCTCGATTCGTCGTTTCCGCCGGGCAGTACGATGTCCGAATTCAGCGCACCACGGCGGCGGGAACCAGCCGAACGGTCGACACCACGCAGTGGACCTACCTGAAGACCGTCGACAACACGCCAGCCCTGAACCAGCCTGGGCTCGCCCTGATCGCGCTGCGGATCAAGGCGACCGGGCAGCTAAACGGCGTCCCGAACTCGATCAACTGCCTCGCGGAATCCTATCTGCCGGTCTGGAACGGGACGACCTGGACGTTCACGATCACTCGCAATCCAGCCTGGGCATTCACAGATCTGCTTCGGCGTCGGGCTGGCGAGACCTTTGTGGCCGACAGCAGAATCGATCTCGCGGCGATCCAGTCCTGGGCGACGGCGTGCGATGCGACCGCGCCGAATGCTTCGGAGGCGACATGGACTTTTGATGGTGTTCTGGAGGGCGGGTCGATCTTCGACGGGCTGCGCCAGATCGCTGCTCATGCTCGCGCGCTTTACACGATCCGCGACGGAAAGCATTCGGTTGTGCGCGATGTGGCTCAGACTGTCCCAGTACAGCACATCACCCCACGTAATTCCTCCGGATACCAGGGGCGGAAGGTCTTCGTCGATCTTCCGCACGCCCTGCGCGTTCGCTTCGTAAACGCGGCACTCGGATACCAGGAAGACGAGCGCATCGTGTATGCCGACGGGTACTCGGCGGCGAATGCCACTCGCTTCGAGACTGTCGAGATGCCGGGTGTCACCTCCGCGACCCAGGCGTGGCGCGAGGCGCGGTATGTGCTCGCCGTCGCCGCTCTTCGCCCGGAAACGCATCAGGTCACGATGGATGTCGAGGCTCTGCGATGCACGCTTGGCGATTACGTCGTGCTGTCTCACGATGTGATCAGCATCGGGATCAGAAGCGCGAGGATCGTCGCGCGAACCTTGAACGGCTCGAACCAGATCACGACGATCACGCTCGATGAACTGGTCGTGATGGAGACCGGCTTCTCGCATGCGATTCGCGTTCGGCGTCCGGACGGTACATCTCAAGTCCACAGCATCGTCACCTCCGCTGGTGAGTTTTCGACCCTGACGCTGACGACGCCGGTTGCCGCCTCGACAGGACCAGACATCGGAGACCTCGCGATGTTTGGGCGATCCACGCTCGAAACCGCTCCGATGATCGTCCGCAAGATCGAGGCGTCGTCCGACCTATCTGCGCGGCTCACGCTGGTCGATGCACAGCCCGGCGTATGGACTGCGGACCAGGGAACGATCCCGGCGTTCAACAGCAACATCACCATCGTCACGCAGCCGGAGGAAGCGAAGCCAGCCGTCCCCCTGATCCTTGGCATCCGGTCCGACTCGTCTGCGCTGCTGGTACTGGGAGATGGAACGCTTCGTGAGCAGATCGCGGTCTCTGTCGCCATCGTTTCATCGATGGTTCGTGCCGTGCAGATCGAAGCCCAGTTCCGACTTTCTGGATCGTCGCAATGGCTCTCGACTGGTCTTCTGTCCATCGACACGACGACGATCTTCATCGCTGGTGTCGAAGCGAATCTGACATACCAGATCCGCGTCAGGACGATTTCGGCGTCGTCTATTGCAAGCGATTGGACTGCCGTTCAGAACCACACAGTTATCGGCAAGAGCGATTTGCCACCTGCGGTGGCGACTTTTTCCTTGTCGAGGCTGGCGGATGGCACCCGCCGCTTTTCCTGGACGATGTCCATCGTGCCGCCGGATGTCCGGGCTGGTGGCGGCTATGTGATTCGCTATTCGTCGACCGCGACCACGAACTGGAGCGCGATGCTGCCGCTGCATGACGGTCTTCTCGTCTCCAGCCCATACGAGACTGCCGATCTCGCAAAGGGGACGTACTGGTTCGCGATCAAGGCGGTTGACTCGTCAGGCAACGAAAGCGCCACCGCGTCGTTCATCAACGCATTCGTGCTTGGCGATCCTCCTCTGCGCGATGTGATCATCCAGCGTGTCGAATCGCAGATAGGTTGGCCTGGGGCAAAGACCGGATGCTATCTCGATCCGTCTGACGGTGCGCTGCATGCGCTGTCTGCCCAGAACTGGTCCAACCTCCCGGCAACGTGGAGCGCGCTGCCGAATACCTGGGACAGCATCCTCACGAACACCAGCCCTATTCTATACGAGACCGAGATCATCGACCTGGGCGCAGACTCGACGTTTACGCCCCTGGTGTCCGTGACGGGTACTGGCACCGTCACCATCGAGGCCAGATACGGGACATCGGCTGACGGGACGGTCGTTGGATCCTATGCCGCGCCATCGCTTCAGAATGGGAAGCGATACGTCCAGGTCCGCGTCAGCGTGGCCGGATCGGTGCCTGTGATCAGCGGCATCACGACGCTGATCAACTCCGGGACCGCGCTTGAGTCCTACGAGGATCTGAACACCGCGACTGCCAGCGCATCGTGGTTCGTGCGGCTCGCGGCAGGTCACTTTCGGATCGGAACGCGCGGTGGTGTAGCAACCATTCGGACGGCTCGCATATCGGCCATTCAGAACGTGACGTCGGGCTGGACCTGGACACTGATCTCGAAATCTGTCACCGTTAACGGACAGCCTGGAGCGGAGTTCAAGGTGTGGAATGCTGCGGGGACGTTGTCTGACGCTGTCATCGACGTCGAGATCAGAGGAGTAGAGAGCTAATGGCCCTCCCAGCGAATGCGACGAAAGCAAACCTCGATAACGTCCTTGACGATCCAAAGCTTGCGCGAGTCGAACTTGCCGATCTGGTCGACAAGTTCAACGATCTCCTCACGCACCTCAACCTCAGCACAATCACCAGCGGCCCGGCGGCGATACCGCTGTCGATCGCCAACGGCGGCACCGGTTCTGCCACCGCTGCTGCGGCACGTACGGCGCTCGGCGTCGAGGATGCCACCGAGACGCAGGCCGGTCGCATCGAGATCGCGACGCAGACTGAGGCGAACAACGGCACCGATGACACGCGCGCGTTGACGCCTGCCAAGTTGGCGAGCATCAGCCCGGCGTCGGTCACGTTCGCGGCCAGCGATCAAATCCTGATCCTCGACGCGAGCGACAGCAACAAGCTGAAGCGCACCACGATCACCAGCGGAAAACTGCTGCAACAGGTCGTCGCGACATCAACCGCCATCGTCAGCACGACGACCACGACGCCGCTCGACAACACAAAGCCCCAAGTGACCGAAGGCGGCCAGTTCCTCTCGGCCACGATCACGCCAGCCAACGCAAGCAATCTGCTGCTGATCGAGGTCTCGGTCTTCTTCTCGCACGGCTCCGGCGGGCACATCACCGGCCACCTTCACCAAGACGGCGGCGCCAACGCGCTCGCCACGATGACCAATTTCCACAGCGGCAACAACATCCAGTCGTTCCAGATGCGCCACCGTGTCGCCGCCGGGACAACCTCGGCCACGACGATCACGTTCCGCGCTGGCTGCAACAACGCTGGCACGCTGCGGATGAACGGCGACAGCAGCGGCAATTCGCTGTTCGATTCGTCGGCGTCCAGCATGATGACCGTGACCGAGATTGCAGCATGACCGAGATCAGCCCGCGCGATTTCGGCCGCCTGGAAGCCGAGGTTGCGGCCCTCACGAAGACGGTCGAGGCCATGGCCGCAGACCTCAAGGCCGTGCGCTCCGCGATGGACGCCGCAGGCGGCGGCTGGCGCGTGCTCGTCGCGGTCGGCGCTGCGAGCGGCGCTGTCACCGCGCTGTTGATCAAGGCGCTGCCGTTCTTGCCCTGGAGATGACCATGCGCGCTGCCGTCGTCGCGATCCTTGCGCTGGCGGCGACGCCAGCCACCGCGCAGCCGCTGTGCGCGACGCTGGAGCAGATCGCGGACTATCTCCGCACCGACCACAACGAGCGGCCGGTTCAGATCGGCGACGCGCGCGGCGGACAGGTGATCCTGTTCGCGACGCCCGACGGCGCAACCTGGACAATCGTGGTGGCCGCGCCAGATGGACGCGCATGCGTCGTCAGCGACGGACGGTCTTGGAGAACAACCGGACGCGGGGCCTAATGCCGACACCGAAAATGACGCGCGCCGAGGGGCTTCGGCGCATCGAGGCCATCGAGGCCGCACTCGCTGCGGGTCATTGCCCGCCGGGCTATCCTTCGCCGCCAGGGCAATGTGGCGCGCTAGCGATCGCCGCGCGGGCGCTTGGGTTGCCGGGCACGCTGGGCAAAAGCGCCGTCGGCAGGGTCGAGGAGGCGGCGGGACGTGCGATCAACTGGTCGCTCTGGCCCGGCCGCTCGCCGCTTCAGGCGCCGGCTCCAATTGAGCCGGTGCGGCCGAGGTTCGACCCGCCGTCGATCCCTGCCGACGACATCCCTGTGGAGCAACTGATCGACCAGCTTACCGAGCGGTTTGGCAAGCGCGCGGAGAATGCAGCGGCGCGCAAATGGATGCGCTTCTCGCTGCACGACGACGGCCCGTATCTGCTGGCCTTCGTTGGCGATCCGCATCTGGACGACAACGGCTGCAACTGGCCGCTCCTCAAGCGCGACATCGAGTTGATGCGTCGGCCGCATGTCCACGGGATCATGCTTGGCGACGTGACGAACAACTGGTCGGGCAAGCTCCAGCGGCTCTACGCGCATCAGGACGTCACGCGCGACCGCGCGTGGAAACTGGCCGAATGGTTCTGGCGCGCGGTGCCGTGGCTGCTGCTCATCAAAGGCAATCACGACATCTGGTCGCAATCGCGCGGACAAGGCGATCCCCTCGATTGGATGGCGCGCGGTTCCGCGGCGCTCGAAGATTGGCAGGCGCGCATCGAGGTCGTCGCGGGCGATCATGTGCTGCGCGTTTGGGCCAGCCACGACTTCAAGGGCAGCTCGATCTACAACCCGCTCCACGGCCCGATGCGAGCGCAGCGGTTCAGCGCAGGCGAGGCCGACATCCTCGCGGCCGGGCACCAGCACCATTGGGAACTGTTCAGCGGCGAGGACGCCGACAAGGCGGCTAGGCCGCATTGGCTGCTTCGTGCGCGCGGCTACAAGTTCCTCGACCCGCATGCGGACCGGCATCAGTTCGCCGCACAGCAGCATGGCGCGACCATCGCGGCGGTCGTTGACCCGAGCCGCGAAGGCCCGGCGGCGGTGCAGTGCTACGCCGATCTGGCCGAGGCGTGCGAGATCCTGTCATTCAAGCGTCAGCGATGGGAGGCCGCGAATGCCGCGCCGCCGAAACGCAAGCGATGACGAAGCATGGGCGGAAAGGCATGAGGGCGACTGCGCGACCGGGCACATCTCCGAATTGCGCGAAAGCAATCCGCCCGGCAAGCCTTATGAGCCCGTGCGCGGCCCGCTCGGCTTCTGCGTCGATCCCGCAGCCTACCGGCCGCGCGCGAAGCGTCGTCGTAAGGTGGTGGCCCCATGACCTCGAAGTTCCCGCAGGCTGGCGAGACGCAGGCCCAGGCCCCGGCCACCACGGGCGGTATTCCCGACTACTCGTCGCCGTCGTTGGCGATGATCTACCCCTCGCACAACCCCGAAAGGCCGGTCGCCGTGGCGGTTCAAAAGGACGGAGTGCTGTCGATCGTGCAGATTGATCTTGCCCATGCCGCCGGGCTCATGACTGCGCTGGCGTCGATCCTGCAACACCAATTTGAGGCGGAGCGCCGTCGATGATCCAAGCCCTGATCCCCACGCTGCTGCCGATCCTCGGCAGCGTCATCGACCGCGTCATCCCGGACAGGGCAGCGGCCGACAAGGCCAAGCTTGAGATGCAAGCCAAGCTGCTGGAGGCCGCAACGACCGGCGCGTTGGCCCAAGTCGAGGTCAACAAGACCGAGGCCGCGCACCAGTCCGTCTTCGTGGCGGGATGGAGGCCCGCGATTGGCTGGGTCTGCGCTGCCGCGCTGGCCTATTCCTACATGGTGGTCCCGCTCGTCGGCTTCGGCTTGACGCTGGCTGGCCAGCCGGTGCCGCGTTGGCCCGTGCTGGACGGCAACTTGTGGGAACTCATGTTCGGCATGCTCGGGCTTGGCGCGCTGCGCTCCTACGACAAAGCCCAAGAGCGCGCCGCAAGCAAATGATCCGCGCCCTGACCGCCCGCGACCGCCAGCGCCTCGTCGGCGTGCATGCCGACCTCGTCCGCGTCCTAGAGCGCGCCGCGCGTGATGGCTCGATCCCGTGGCGGGTCACCGAAGGCGTCCGCAGCATGGACAGGCAGGCCGAACTGGTGGCCGGGGGCAAGTCGCAGACCATGCGGAGCCGCCACCTGACCGGCCATGCCGTCGATCTCGCGGTGGAGGATGGCCGAGGCGGCGTGGTCTGGGACCGGCCGTCGTACGAACGGCTGGCGGTCGAGGCCATGGCGGCATCCGCTGGATTGACTCCATCGCAGGTCGATGACATGTTCCGCGCCGCTGCTATCCTGTGAGATCGCCATGACAAAACGGATCGTCGGCATCGTCGGAATCGCTGGCAGCGGCAAGACGCTCGTTGCCCGGCACATGGTCGAGCGTCACGGGTTTGTTCGCTCGCGCTTTGCGGCCCCGCTCAAAGCAATGCTGATGGTCGGCCTGGGGCTGACGGAGGCGCAAGTCGACGGCGACCAGAAGACCGCTCCGCTCGCAGTCGCTGGCGGCTGCACGGCTCGCCACCTGATGCAGATGCTCGGGACAGAATGGGGTCGTCGCATGGTCCACAGCGACCTATGGGTCAACCGCTGGCGCGAACTGACCGCGTTATCGGATGCCGCCGAGATGGTCGTCGATGACGTTCGGTTCCCCAACGAGGCGGCGGCGATTCGTGCGGAGGGCGGGCAGATATGGCGGATCGTGCGCCCCGGTCTTGCGACGATGGACCACCCTTCGGAGCGCGGCGGTCGGCAGATCGAGGAGGATGTCCTCATCGCCAACGCGACAACGATCCCTGAAATGCTCCGGTCGGTTGATTCCGCCGTGGCTCGCATCCGCTGAGTTTCGGCGCGGTCTGCACCCTGCCGCGTCGAGCCGCGTCACCTGCGGTGGACAATGTGGTGAGCGAGTCGGGGCGGCATCCCCGGCATCTCATGGAGGGAAACATGGACTGGAAGAAGCTGATCGGCTCCGTTGCTCCGACCATCGCGACGGCGCTCGGTGGTCCGCTGGCGGGCATGGCGACTCGCGCCATTGCGACCGCAGTCTTGGGCAATCCGGACGCCGACGAGCAGGAGATCGAGGCGGCGCTTGTCAAGGCGACGCCAGAGACGCTGCTTGCGCTCAAGAAGGCCGATCAGGACTTCGCGCTGCGGATGAAAGAACTCGACGTCGACCTGGAGCGGATCGCAGCAGGGGATCGGAGTAGCGCCAGGAAGATGCAGATCGAGACGGGGTCGTGGACGCCGTCGATCCTGGCAGCGGTCGTCGTTTCCGGCTTCATTGCCTCCTGCGTGGCGGTCCTTGGCGGCTGGGTCCACGGCTTGAAGGATCCGCTGACCGCTGCCCTGATCGGGTCCGTCATCGGAAACGTCACCAGCGCGACAATGCTGGTGCTGAACTTCTACTACGGCACCACCTCAAGCTCCCGCACGAAGGACGAGACCATCCGTGCGCTTGGCTCCAAGTCGGGCTAGGGCCGACGCCGGGGCCGAAAATCAGCCCGTGGGAGCGCGAAGCGGGCTTTAGCGGGTGTCGCTAGGCTTCGCGGGCTTCTCCCTCTCCTGCGCCTTTGGAACCGGCCCGCGCGAGGCGCGGAGGCCGCTCATGAAGCCGCACCAGCGGTTGACCTGCTCCTGCGTCCCTTCCCGAGACCCGCATCCGGCAGTCAGGATGTCGGGGACGAAACGCCCGCACCAGGGGCACTGCTCTGTCATCTGGTTTCCTCCCGCAGCATCGCAACGGCATCCCGCCGGTTGCCGACTCCCAGAGCGCGGTAGATGCACTTCGCGTGCTTCGCGACGGTCCAGTACGAGATGCCAAGCTCCCTGGCGATCTGTTTGTTCTGCATGCCTTCCGCGATCATCTCCAAGATGGACCGCTGTTTGACGGTCAGGCATCCAGAACCGGCGCGAGGCTTCAGGGCAGTGCCGATCATGACCCATCCTCCTGGTGAAAGTCGCATTTCATGACCGGAAACTTGGTGGCGCGATAGATGTCGCCGCCTCGGACTTTGCTCGGTTGAGAAATGTTCCACCACTTGACTGCTGGCAGCTTCGGTAGTTCCGGGTCGGGGGACTCGCAGAAGCCACGCCCCGTCAGCCTTTTCGACCGCCGCTCCCACTTCGCGTGGCGGCAAGTTAAGCACAGATGCGCGGTCACGGCTTGCCCTCCAGCATTTTAATGAGATGTTCCATGCTTGGCTCCGTCATGCCATGCATCATTTTCAATGCGCTCGATGTCATCGCACAGCCGCGCGTACTCGGCCCTTGCTTCGTTGCGCTCGCGGGTCAGCCGCTCGATCCTATCTGCTGCGTCCGCTGCGACGGTCAAATCGCTGTGCTGCGCCGCCGCCAATGCGCGCAGCGAGGTGATGAGATCGTCGGTCATGGCTTGGCCTCCAGCGCTTCGTGACAAATGCAGACGATCTTGTCGCGGCTGATGCAGCCGTCAGCCGCCAACGCCACTTGGCGTATCGTGCCACGCAGCCGCTCTACCTCCGCCCGCGCCTCGTCGCGCTCGCGGGTCAACTGCTCAGCATATCGCCGCACAACGAAAATTTCCTCGCGCTGCCGATCAACCTCGGCCAGCAGCGCGGCGCGATCTTCGTGCAGTTGCGTCCCGCTTTCTGCCCATCCACCACGCCACTGCGAGTCGATCAGATGGCGCGCGCGGATGTCCTCGATCGTGTCGCTCATCGTCACTCCTCCTCCTCCGGATACGGGTCACGCCCCGCCTCGATCTCGCGAATCATGCGCCGGAACTCGGCGGCTTGGGCTTCTCGTGCCGCCCTCTCCGCCGACGCCGCCTCCCACGCCGCCGACGCCGCCTCCCACGCCCCCGCCGCCGCCGCCGCCGCCTCCTTGGTCTCTTTAAACTCGGCAGCGCTTGCGCGGCCCCGCGCATATCGCCCTGCGACATCCAGGGCTGCGAGACTGCGTGGGTCGGTCATTAGGTGCTGCACCTGTCGCGCGCACCAAACAGCGTAGAGCCGGAGTTCCCGGTCATGGTCCTGGACTGCGCGCAGGCACCAGAGCGCGTCATCAAGCCCGTTGCTTTCGAGCACCGCAGTGATCGGCAACGGCTCGTCGTCGGCTGCGGTTTTGCCCAAATGACGCAGCAGCTTCTCCCATCCCTCTCGGCATGGACTGTGCGCGCGGATCTTGTTCAGGGTGGCGATCATCGTCCGTCCTCCCTCTCGACCAGTTCAAGCCCCGCGTGGCGGATCTTTTCGATTTTGCCGATCCACGATTCGATTTCGACTTGGCGAAACCTGTCGGGCCAAGACCTCCAAGTGTCCTCCCCGTGCAGCGCCTGCGCGACGCGCTCAGCCAGCTTCTCGTCGCTCACAGCAGCCTCCAGATCCCGTAGCCGACCACGATCAGCAGCGCCGCGATTGCCGCTATGAGCCACAGCACGATCAGCGTAAGCCTCTCGATTGGTCCACGCGGAATCATGGCAGATGCCTCTTCAAGAACGAGAGCAGCGAATACGTCATGAGTGCGAGCCCGGTCACGATGATCGGTCCGCTGATCAGCGGTATCGACGTCACTCGCGATTCGACCAGCAGGAAAGCAAGGCCAACCAGAACGAGTATGAATCCAGCGACGAACTTCATTGTACTGCCTCCAGGTTATCTGCCTTGCGCTCGTATTCCGCCGCGATCATCAGGTTGCGGCGACGCTCGTCCGAATCGCGCGGCGAGCGATGCGCTTCCTCGACTCGGACTGCGGCTCTTGCTCGCAGTCCTGCCGGGGTTTCGAGTAGCCTCGTCATCCTGTCCATGTGTCCCTCCTTCATTCCTGTTTCTGAATACAGCGCAAGAAAACCAAGGTTTAACTCGACTATGATTCATCTTGCACAAGCAGGTCTGCTTGTTCTTCTCGCACAGTCCATCGAGGCGGACACTGAGACGAGTCCCACCGCAACGCCATTCTGACGGGATCGCGTTTCCCGTTGTGATGCCTCGCGATATCGGCAGAATCAACGGACGCAAATGGGTAAATGTCCCCGGACATCTGCATCCCTCTCAGCATGTGCAGCGCGACGGGCGGGGGTCCGTCGCCGCAAAGCCGGTTCATCGCGGCATTCATCCTGCGTCTCCATCGGTCCGTCCCCACGCTCCGATACTGAGCCGAACTGCCGATACAGACGCGCGGCCATTTGCCAGCAAGCGCGAGCAGCCGATCAATCGGTTCGTGCATGTGCCAGACCGGAGCGCCCCTTGCGCCGTGCGGCCATTGCGAAAGCAGGGCATCGTTTGCCTCGGCGTCGCCATTGATGACGTCTGGAATGACCGCCCAGGTCGTGTGATAGTCGAGCCACGGCTCGGCCCATCGATAGTAACCGTCCCAGTCGACGGGCTTGCCGGATGTCCACGCAGAGAACGCTCCGTTGTCGAGCATCGCTCCTTGACCGATTTTGTGGACTACCTCGACATCGCGCGGATCCGCGTGACTTACGCAGAAGAACCGACCGGCGAGCAAGTATAGGGTTTCTCGCGGCGTAATCGGGGTGCCGTGATAGTGGATCAATTCCGCCTCCACAACCAGACAGCGACGACGCACGCGCCAGCCATCTTTGCCGCCAGCATGACGGTGAACGTCACAGGGTTGAGCGCCGCCAGACCGAAAGCGATGCCAGCAAACAGCAACGAGTCGACCGGCACACTCGCTGCGCTCGACAGAAAGATGCGGTGTGCGAGAGGTCGTCCGCTCCAGCGATAAATCGCGTAATCAACGCACTCGCTCGCAAGAAACGCTATTGCGCTGGCCGTCGCGATGCGAGGCGAGCTTGTGGCGTAGGACAGCGCCATGCCGACGACGACAGGCGCGAAAATCAAGCGGTCGCCAAGTTCTTTGTGCGCGAAATCGCGCAGCACAAGCCAGAGGCCAACGATGATCGAAAGCGGGTGCCAGATGTATTCGGTGCCAGGAATCGGCAGAACTCCGACATACGAAAACAGAAAGTTGGTGGTCGGGATGGCCGCAACATAAGCGATGGTCGCCTTGTATTTCATAACTCTTCTCCCTCCTTCAGAGTCGATATGCGTTTGGCGAAAGCGTCGCGCGCCAGATCATTTCGGCGCGAGTCAGATCCCCCATTCCGGATCCTTCGCATACCGCAGCGGATATGCGAGGGGACCGATAGTGCTTCTTGAGCGATACGGTCGTGCGGCGATATGGGCCTGCAGGCGTCTGCCTGACATCCTGTGCGATCCAACCATTCCTGGTTGCCGTCCCGACGGCAGTCATGACCTGCTGGCGGCGAAATTGTGAGAACGCTGCTGCGATCTGATCTTTCGTGGCTTGGTTTCCTGGCTGCGCGTCAATCCATTCCGCAATGGATCGCGAGAGAGAGAATTCCGCCATCAGGCGAGTCCTTTCTGCTCTGCGATCCACCGCGTCATCCGGACATCGAGCAATGGCCGCTCTCCGCGAACGGAGGAGATTTCGGTCATCTCCAGGATGCAACTCAACGGGATCCAGGTTTCGTCTCCGGTATTGAGATCCTGGAGGCACACGGCTGCTGCCGTGCGCCTAGCCAAGAGCGCGCGCCATTTGAACGTCTCGTTCGGACGATTATCGGTATGGCGCATGTGCATCACCTCCACGCTCGCAGAAGGACTGACTTCGCGGCGGGAAGAGATCCGGCTGCGAGTGCCTTCAGGACCATATCGGAGAGGTCGTGCCGATCCGTCACGCGCGTGAGTTCCGCGACCGCCTTGAACCATTCGGAGTCGACAGCGCGAGACAATGCCGGTTCGCGCACCTCAGCCTGTTCAGGAGATGTGGCCTCGATGATCTCCGTGGGCTGTTCAGGCGGCGTGGCTTTGCTGGTCTCCTGGGGCTGTTCGGCAGCAGCGGGTTGCGCGGCCTCCACTTGCGCCTGAGCATTTCGCCGCGCGAGTTCCTGCTCCATCCGTGCCGTCCTGGCGCGCAGTTCGGCAAGCTCTCGCTCGATCTTCTCCTTGGCTGCGCGCTCCTGCTCGACGGCATCGAGTGCCGCGATATGCTCTTTCCGCATCGCGATAGCGGTCCGTGCGTTGGCGACCGCCGCATGGGCTGTCGCTGCTTCATCCGGGTTGCACGGGGAGCCGGGCTCGTCGATTGCCTTTTCGACAACGTCCAGGACCGACTCCAGCTTCGCCATGTTCCAGCCAGGGCATGTCGCGGCGGAAGTCGCGACGCGCTCGATCCCCTCGATCATGTTGCGGACCTTCGCGACCCGAAGCTTCTCTGCTTCGATTCGGGCCTTCTCAGCCTCTTCCCATTCGGTCAGTGGCGCGCGGATCGCCACTTTCAATTCGTCCATCTGCTCCCGGACGAACCGCCGCTGCTCATCGATTGCCGCCGCCCGCGCCTTCCAGCCGCTGACCAGCGTCTTGCCCATTTCGTCGATCAGCGTCTTCGTGCGCGCGACCCGGTGGGCGAGGGAGGCAACTTCCGCTCGCCCGCGCGCGGTCGATACGTCCCTCGGATAGCTGATCGCTCGCTGCTTGATCTGAGCGACCAGTGTGCGAATCGATTCCGGCTCGAACAAGGCTTCGGCTGCCTTGATGTCGGACAGGTCTCTGCGAGCGATCATCGACAGAAGATCGCTGTCGTTGCCGGTTTCGACCATCGTGTATGGACTCATTAGATTCTCTCCTTTTGGTAACTGGCAATGCGCCAGATGATGTGTGCGCGCCCTCTGGTGGATCGGCGCACGGCTCCGGTTTTGACGATTGCGCCTGCTGCGACAAGTTCTGCGCGCCGAGTTCTGTACGTCGAGCCTGTGCAGTTCATGGCGTCACTCAGTTCGGCATCCGTGAACCCGCGCTCTCCGCACTGTCGCGCGTAATTGAGGACGCGCAGTTTGATTGCCGTCACGCTGGTGGTCAGGGATGCGGCGGCTTCACGCGACGTTGCTGGATCGGCAGACCGCGTGCGGCGGTCTGCCCATTCCATCAGATCGAGCGATTTCCCTCTCATCGTCGGCTTCCTCAGAACGGGATGTCGTCGTCCATCGCGCTCGGCTGCGGGCGAGCCTTCTGCTCGGCTGCGGCGGGCTTGGGCTTGGGTTCCGCCGTCTTGTCCTTGATCGGGAAAGCGGAGACTAGAACCATCTCCTTCCCGTCCGGGTTCGGGACGCCCGCCGGATTGAAGGTCCGTTTGATGGCGTAGAACTGCCGCCCTTCTTCGTCGCTGAAGACCCTTCCGATGTTTTCGTACCTCCGCTTTGTTTCGCCGTTCGACTCGTAGGTGCCGGTGGCGACGGCGAGATCATGCGTTGCTTTGTAGCCCATCGTTATTCTCCTTTTGGTTATCGAGTGTGAGAAGTGATTGCGGGTCGACTTTCATGAATGATGCTGCTCGGAAGAGAAGATCGGTCCGCATCAGCATCGATCCTCCTTCGTGTTGCCGAATGGTCCAGATGCAGGTTCCGAGAGCGCGAGACAGCGAGACAAGAGACACCTTTTCTCGCCGTCGCACGGATCGGAATTGCGCTCCAAGAGCCGCATGGATGTCGTCACGGGCGCGCAGCTTATAGCGCCCGCTCTTCACTCGGGTGTCGGTCTTCGGTGTAGGCGAATTCGTCGGGTGGTCCATCGATGGAATCCTCATGCTGCAATACGTCCCCCGACGTAAGCTGCTGCGGCTTATTTGGCTTCGCCGCGAAAGCATCGAGTGCGGATGCTGCGGTCTTCTTCTCCGTAGTCCTGGTGATTGCCGCCTGTTGCGTGGGAGGCGTCACGTCGAGAATGTCTCCCGCTTCCTCGGCAATAGTGAGGCCGCGTAACACATCCGCGAATGCTGCGCGTAACGTCCAGGATCGTGCGCGCATCTGAAGCATGCGCGACCTGTAGTGCTGCCATGGGCCGCTCTTTTCGAGCAGTTTGGCTGCAGCGGCATCCTGGAGAGTGAAGCTGTGGGATATCGGCGCGTCGAGGCCACGGCGCTTGACCGTGCAGCGATACCCGATGACTCTCTGGCCCTTCGACGGATCCTGCTGCGGGTCGAAGATCGGTTCCTCTTGCAGAGACTCCATCAGCCCTGATGCTTGGATGATGGCGAGCGCGCCGTCTCCCCAAATCGCTGGGACGTTGTTGATGACCGCGATGGACTGGAGCGCAGCGATTGGCGTAAGCCCCACCTCCAGCCCGTGCATGATGCCCAGCAGGATTTTGTTCTCGTCATACGCGCTGTCGCTGTTCTTCGGATCGCTGAGATACGACTTTGGTGCCCAGCGCGCTGCCGCGATTGCTCGCGCGAGTCGAAAGGCTTGCTCGATGTCAGCAGGGACGATTGGCAGTGGGCGATTGCCCGCTGCGAGGGTCGGCTTCTGGGTCATCACTTGTCTCCGGTGATCGTGAGAGCGCCGCGATAGGTTTTCGCCTCCTGGAGCCGCGCCGGGATCATTGCCTCGGCCCGATTGATGACCGGCCAGGACAAACGGCGCGACCCGCATGTGGCGCGCGTCGCGGTTCCCATCATGGCGGCGATCTTCCCCTTGAGATGCTCGACCAGCGTCTCCTGAGTATCCAGGTCGTTGCGAGCGACCAGATAAGCGTCGATGGTCTCCGCGAGACCGTCAGATCCGCTCAGGTCGACCGTGCGCTGCTTGTCTCCATAGGCGTAGGCAGCGGCGACCGCTGGATAATCTGCGACCGCGAGCGGAGGAGTTTCGGATCGGACGCCAGCCCAGAAAGCGGTGACGGCTTCCGCGATGCGCTGCTGCGTCGGCTCATGCCGGTCGATCCGGCCCCTCCGCAGTTCGTTGCCGCCGACACAGACGAGCAGCCACCCGTGATCGGCTCCGCTGACGCCGATCTGATGCTGAATCTGCAAGATATAATTCAGCGGAGGCGCGACGATCTCCTGACCTTCGCAGACCCAGTTGGAATTGAAGTGCCCTCGGTCGCTGTTCTTGACGTCGACCGGCACCCCGGAGACGCCATCGCCGTGGATCTCGAAATCCAGGCTCGCGCCCCAGCCCGGCACCGTGTCGTGCGTCAGGTAACGGCGCACCTTGCGGAGCGGCCAGCCATACTTATGGATCGACCACTCTGCGATGGCGGGTTCGACGTAACGCCCGGCGTCCATGCGCTCGGACGAGAAATCGGCGGGCTTGACGATCCCCGCCTTCTCGTTGAACAGCGCCATGGAACTTCGCCACGGATTGACGCAGCCGAGAGGCGTCGCGTCTTTTGGCGGGTTTTCATAGGCGTGGAGGACGTATTCGTCCCCGCTTGGATCGCGATAGCGGTAGAACAGCGAGGCAATCTCGCTGCCTCCAACGTGGCGCTCTCGCGTCGCGTGCCACGCGGCTTGATCGGGAATGTGGATCGATGGCATGGTTTCTCCTCGAAAGCCGCACGACGCGGCACGAGGAACATATCCATGCCGCGACAAAATGCAAGCGTCTTTGGAGCGTTCACGACAAAATTCCGGCGACCTAATTCTGCCAAAATAGTCCCGCGTCGATCCTCAAAATACGGCGCAAAGCCTACGACGGTCGACGGCATGCGCTTTGCGTCGCAAGCCGAGGCGAAAAGGTACATTGCCCTTTCTATTATGGCTCGCGCGGGCATCATCTCGGGGTTGGAGTGTCAGCCTTCCTATCCCCTCATCGTCGCTGGCCAGAAGGTCGCAACCTACAAGGCCGACTTCCGATATCGCGAGGTGGCTACGGGTGAGACGGTTGTCGAAGATGTGAAGGGGGTACTGACGCCAGTCTATCGCCTCAAGAAGAAGCTCGTCCGCGCACTGTACAATATCGAAATCAAAGAAATTCGGTGAGCCGCTGGACAGATCGCGGCTGCTCGATAATATCGTCCGTGCGGCATATGCGCGATAGGGTGCGCCGCAACGGGAGACCATATGAGCGATCAATCCAAGAACGAACCGAACCTTCCACCTCCACCGATATCGCCTGACATCGATCTGCGCGATTTCGCTTTCATGCCGCTCGAAGTCCAAAGGCTCCGCGACAGCGACCTTGGGATTGTCTGCTCGGATGCTGAGATCCGCGCTGCTCTGTGGCTCTGGTGCGCCTCATGGCATCAGATCCCTGCCGGATCTCTACCGAACGATCCCAGGGCTCTCGCCGCTCTGGCAGGATTCGGTCGCACCTCCGATGCCGTCGCGCGATGGACAGAGGTTGCTTCTGGCGCGTTGCGCGGCTTCGTCGCCTGCTCCGATGGCCGACTGTATCATCTGGTCATCTGCGCGAAGGCAGCAGAAGCGTGGAATTCGAAGGAACGATACCAGGAACGCCGGGAACTATTCCGGCAGAATCAGTCTGCCAAGGCTCGCAAGAGGTGGGGCGCATGCCGAGACGATGCCGAGTCAATGCCGCTGGCATCTCCCCGGCATGACCCCGGCATCCAGTCTGGTACAGCCTCGGCAATGCCTATAAAGGTAAGTAACAGTGTAAGTAACAGTGTAAGAAGTAAGAAAGATAGCAGTGGTAGGGAAAGTGATAGGAGCCTACTCCTAGAATTACAAACTTCGTCACGTTCCGTGACGGGAGACATTTCAGGATCAGCGCAGGAGGCCGATCTCCTGGCCGTAGGGAGCGGGGAAGGTCCGTCAGGCATGGGAGCCACCCAGGAACAGGTTCCCGACGTTCCCAGGCAGGATTTAGGGCCACAGCACCGATCTTTGGCCTATCCCGAGTCGTTCATCACAGGGTTCTGGGAGATCTATCCACGCCCGGTGGGCAAGCTGGATGCGTCGAACGCATGGAAGGTTGCGGTCCGCAGGGCAGGAGGCGGCGAGGTAGGGCAGGAACGGATCAAGGCAGCAGTACAAGCATTCGCGAAAGCCTGTGCAGGCAGGGATCCGAAATTCATCCCGCATCCTTCAACGTGGCTGCGCGGTGGTCGCTGGGATGATCCGGTAGAACCGACATCTGCCAAGCCGAAACCATCCGGGTACATTCCGATGGGGAACGAATGAGCATGAACGAGGCGCTGGCAGAGGCTAGGATTCGCCTGCGATCCTACAGCCCTGGGAATCATTACACTCAGTGCCCGCAATGCTCGTCGCGGCGGAAGAAACTGAACCAGTCGAAACCATGCCTGTCCGTGGCGATTGGTCCTACACCCATCTCGCACGGGCATCTCAATGCCGGAGAAGCGGTTTGGTTTTGTCACCACTGTGGATGGGCCGGGGGGACCGGCTCGCACAACGGGAGGAACAGCAATGGAAACACTCAGTCAGGCGCACGCCCAGGCTCTGGATGGCCGGGGAATCGACCCGGAGCTAGCGGTCCGGTACGGGCTGCACACTTCCGAAAGCGGTGGTGGTGACGCTCTCGTCATTCCGTATCTGCGCGGAAGCGAAACGGTCAATCGCAAGTTCCGGACGCTCGGACCGAACAAGCGGTTTTGGCAAGACAAAGGCGGCGTTAAGCTGTTCTGGAATGAGGACGTCCTGCGCGACGATACGCTCATCACGCAGCCGCTGATCATCACAGAGGGTGAACTCGACGCTCTTGCCGCAATCCAGTCCGGGCATGCGCGCACGATCTCGGTTCCGGACGGCGCTCCAGCCGAGAAGATCGCGAGCGAGGAGTCGGTCAAGTATGCGTTCCTTGATGCCGCGAAACCCTTGCTGAAGGGCGACCGAGTCACCGAGATCATCCTAGCTGTCGACGGAGACGCTGCGGGCGCAAACCTCCTGCACGATCTATCGGTGCGGCTCGGGCGCTTCCGCTGCTCTTTCCTGACGTACCCCCGGCACCCAGAGGATCGCGAGCGGCGGCTGAAAGACCTAGCGGATGTGCTGGTGCACTACGGTCGGCGTGGAGTTACCGAGACCATCGCTCGTCGCCAGTGGCTGCGCGTCGACGGTGTCTTCCGGATGAGCGAACTGCCGCCCCCTCCGGAGGCTCCTATCTTCGATATCGGCTTCCCGAAGCTGCGCGATCACCTCAAGGTCAGGCTCGGAGACTTCACGGTCGTTACAGGCATCCCGTCGCACGGAAAGTCGAGCTTCGTGAACGATCTCTGCTGCCGTCTCGTCGAGGCGCACGGTCTGAACGTGGCGTTCGCTTCGTTCGAGCAGATGCCGACTCGCGATCATCGTCGCAATCTCCGGACATGGTTCTTACGCAAGCCCGTGCAGTACGCCGACGAACTCGACCTGCTGCGAGCCGACAAATGGATCGATCAGCACTTTTCGTTCTTGGTCCCCGGAGAGGACGACGACGTCACCGTGGATTGGGTGCTGGACCGATGCGAAGCAGCGGTGACGCAGTTTGGGGCGCGCGTCATCGTGATCGATCCCTGGAACGAGATGGACCACGCGCGCGACCGCTCCGAGTCGGTCACCGAATATGTCGGGCGCGCCATCAAGGCGTTCAAGCGATTTGCACGAAAGATGATGGTGCATCTCATCATCGTCGCGCACCCTGCGAAGCAGCAGAAGAACAACGACGGCGTCTATTCCATCCCGACGCTGTATGACATCAGCGACTCTGCGAACTGGTACAACAAGGCCGACCTCGGCGTGATCGTCCACAAGCTTGGCGACGCGCAGTCATTGATCCGCGTCTCGAAGTCGCGCTACCACGAAGAGATAGGACGACCCGGAGAAGTCGAAGCCGTTTTCGATTTCCCGACGCGCCGTTTCATCACAGACGGCGGACCGTGAAATGAAACGCGCCATCCCGGAGCCTGTATTCGACGATGCTGTCGATCAGCAACGGGATCGCGCAGCATCACTTTCGAAGCGCGAAACCGAGTTGATTCAGCAACGAGAGCAGCGTCGCGCCGAAAATCGGGCTCGTATGCCTAAGGTTGCTGCCGCGTTCGACTTATGCGAGCGTCTCTTCGGTCCTGGCTGCGCGATTATTTACGCGCGTGAATCAGGTCATGAAATCGGCAAGTCAAGTTGGCGAGACGAGAACGGACCTAACAATGGCAGCTTTCCCCTGTCCGATGTGTAGCAGCCAGACCAGTGTTTCTGATTCGCGAGGAACAGGACCAGGAGTGGCATCCGATATACCTGCTGGAGATGTGATGCGCCGCCGTCACTGTATCTCCGCAGAGTGCGGCTTCCGGTTCGTTACGCGCGAGACATTCGTCCGCCCCACAACGAGGCCAAAACCCGCTACGCTGATGGCAGAGACGAAGCAGGAATCAAAACGCACGGCAGAGGCCAAGCGCGAAGCAAAGAAGGACCGCCAGCCGAAGCGTCAATCTTTCGGTCGCCACCGCATCCCGCTCGATGACGAGGATAGGATCATAGAGCGAGATGCGGATATCGACCTGCATCTGCGAGGCCGACGGTAGGAATCAGTCCCAGAACCCGCGAGGGATCTTCTTAGGCTTCGGCCAGGGATCGCTTTTCCGCGAGCGATTCTGATGTGCAGTAGGGGTTTCCTTCACGTCTTGAAGCGCCTTCATGGCGATCCATGTCCGCGAGCATGCGTCATGGTATTGATCGTCAGCGACCGAGTCCTTGAAATTGCCGTAGTCGATATCGGTCACCAGACACACCATCTTAGCCGCAACATAGCGACGCGGAATGGTGGCGCGGTACAGGTAGTCGCGTCCTGGGGTCTTCGTGACGGCATGATCTGAACCGAATACGCGCTCGATGTCACCACGAACGCGCGCACGGACGAGCAGCTTCGTTCTGTCTGTCGGGCAGGACACGATGCTAAGGAAGGCGTTGCTGAGAAAGATCCACATAGGCACCTCGAAAAGTTGGCGGGTCCGGAACGGTCCCGGACCCGCCTGTTAACTCAGACCTTTACGGCGTCGAGGATGCGCCCGCCGACCGATTCCATGGCGATGCGGCGATCCTGATGTTGCAGTGACCGAGCCTTTGCCGTGATCGCCTGGGCGAAATCCCAGGCCGTTTCCGGAGGCGCACCTTCTTCCGCAAGTCCGACCGAGATCAGGTCTTCGGCTGCGCGCTTGCTGAAGCCGAACTTGTGGAGGAACTCGACTCGTTCCTCGTCCGTCGAGGCGACCCTCTGGTTCTGCGCCGCCTTGACTCCCTCGATCAGCTTCATCGTACCGGCCTGGGAGTATTCCAGGATTGCCGGAGCCGCTTCCTTCGCGAACCGCTCGGGAGCGAACCGGGTGTGCCTGATCGTCATCTCGCGGAAGTCCTCGACGCCCCAGAGGTTCCTGTTCTGGCAGACGCCTCGAAGGTACATCGAGGCGAACCCGAACGTGCGCCCGCCGACCTCGCTGTTCCAGACGTAGAACCCGCGAAACAGGAGGTCGGGTTCGCCGTTTCGAAGCTTGCCGACCTCGATGGGATTGAGATCGTCGACGAGGAACATGAACACATCCCGGTCGCTGGCGTAGAGCGTCGTGGTCTCCTTGCTGATGTCCACGCGCGGGTTGTATGCCATCTTCTGCCAGTCGATGACGCCCGGAACCTTCCATCGCGTGTCTCCGGTCCCGTCTCCGGCGATCTGACGAACCTGGGACACGACGTCGGTGTCGAGGATACGTCCGTATTTGGTGCTGGTGATGCCCCGTAAGGAAGTCGTGCCATTCTGGCGGATGTAAGCGGCGACGGGCTTCGATGAGTAATCCGCCAGCCCCTGGTTCAGGCATGCTGCAGCCAGTCCCGCCGGAAGCTGTCGCAGGTAATCCGACGGCGCATGGGCAAGGCGGCTGATCTGGTCGAATGACCATGCGGTCGGGTCCACCTGTGCGCCGACGCAGTCGATGAGGAGGTTTCCGCCATCGGCGCGAGCGTGGATCTCGCTGGGCATGGTCTCGACCGCTCTGGATTCGTTTGCCCATTGACGGGTCTGGCTTTCCAGATGACTGAGGCTCAAGAACCTCTGATCGTCAGGGCGCTGCGCCCACTGCGCCGAGACGGTTCCGACCATCGTCCCCTTGGTAGTGTCGATTGTATACATGCTGTATTCTCCGCTCCGTTTTGGGGTCTCGCCCCGGTTGCAGGCAGGCCGGTCGGCCCGCCCGGTTAGTCGAGTTTGGCGCGGATGCGCCGCCGTAGGATCAGGACTGTCTTACCGTCACCACCTTCGGCCTCTTGATGACCGTCTGTTTTTCTCCAGTGCGCTCGGTGTGTTCCGCGATGGTCGCCGCGACTCTGATCTTGTCGCCGCGCGCACCCAAACTCATCGAGCCCTTGTAGACCACCGTGCCCTGCGCGCTATCGAACACGTGGAGGAAGGTGATGCCAAACTGCGTCTCCCACGAGCGCACGAGGCGGATGGTGAGGTCGAGCGTCTCGCGCTTGCCCACTTCCCCGATGTGCTGGCTCAGAGCGGCCTTGGCCGCGCGGTCGGCGTCAGCCTTGGCGCGGTCGGTGATCTGATCCAGGAGCTTCCGCAGGAAGGTTTCCTGCGCGGTGGAGATCGAGCCGTAACGCACCAGCTTCGAGACGATGTCCGTGATCGTGCTTTCCTCGAAGCGAAAATCGGCGCGCTCTGTCGCCGCGTAAACGTCCCAGGCAGAGCTGAGACCGGCTTCGGCCAGCTTCGCCTTGGCGAGAAGCTTGCCGGAGCGCGCTCTTGCGAGTGCGTCGGCTTCGCTGCGGATCGCCCGGAATGCGCTGTCACAGTCCCAGCCGATCTTGGCCGCGCAGTCTTCGCCGACCCGGATGTAGACGTTGGTTTCCGAGTGGTAGAAGATCGCCAGCGTCATGGCATTGGCGTTGCCGCAAACGTGGCAGACGCCGCCATGTTCATGGCGCGAGAAGTGCGCGCCCGGATGGCACTGCATGTGGCTTTCGAAAGCGCGTCGCGCCTGGAGCAGAGCGTGGCTCTGCTCGATGTCGGCAACGCGCTCGCTGTGCATGCCGACGAATTCGTACTCGCGAGGGTTGAGCGCGCTGGGCCGATGGATGTCGGTTCGGGTAATCTTTCCGACAGCAATGAAATCCGTCCCCATGATCACCACTCCCCCTGGACCGAGTGCGCGGCGAGGAGGCGGATCTCGCGGTAGGCAGCGCGCCGGGCGTCCCGGCTGCGGCTGAAGGTCCGATACCTGGACCCAGGGAAGGGACTCTCGGGATCGTTGTCCTTGGCGCGCTGAAGGGCGAAACGGTCACCCAGCGGCCACGACGTGAACGCGAAACGTTCCCGGCGGAACGACCCTCCGAGGAAAGGCCCCGTGGCAACGACATAGAACGCGCCTGGGCCGTTCGGGATTAGATTAATTTCGATATCCATGAAAGTCCTCCTGGGACGGGAAGGGGAAGGGGAAAGTGCCTGAAGCATGGTAGGGTATTTATCATGGCGTTAGCATTTTGCAAGCGATCCGGACGATTATTTTCTAAAAAGTTGCGCCCGGCATAGGGAGACGGCTTGGGTGCCTGGGCTAGCCAAATAGCTGGAACCGCGCTCTACGGGCATGGGACAGGCTTGGCGGGTTGGTCTAGCCAAGAGGCGACCTATCGGTTGCGCCTCGATCAGCAGCGTGGTATGTCCGCTTTAGGATAGGCGTCTGTCCCCCGGACCTATCCTAGCTGCCGCGTGGCCCGTTCGCGGTCGACTAGCAGGCGCTCCTATCAATCGCCGGCTAGGTTCTAGCGGGTGTCGCTCTTGCGAGCGGCGAAGGCGTGTTTTCCCTCCCAACTTCCCGCCCGGATGTTCGCGCATCCGGGCGGTTCTTTCCGAGAGGCCGCATGTCCAGAAAGCTATCGGTCGTCTATCGGCCGCTGTCGGAACTGATTCCCTATGCGCGCAATGCCAGGACGCACAGCGACGCGCAGGTCGCTCAGATTGCGGCATCGATCCGCGAGTTCGGGTGGACGAACCCAGTTCTAGTCGACGGCGAGCGCGGAATCATCGCAGGCCATGGTCGAGTCCTCGCCGCGCGCAAGCTAGGGATCGAAGAGATCCCTACCATCGAACTCGGCTCAATGTCTGACGCGCAGCGTCGGGCGTACATCCTCGCTGACAACAAGCTGGCGCTGAATGCGGGATGGGACGAGGAACTGCTCAAGGTCGAACTCAGCGAACTGAAGGGTCTCGACTTCGATCTGTCGGTCATCGGCTTCGATCCTGGCGAGATCGCCTCGATCTTCCTGGAGAAGCAGCAAGGCAAGACGGACCCGACCAGCGAGTGGCAGGGGATGCCCGAGTACGATCAAAGGGACGAAATGCCCTATCGGACTCTCCACGTGCATTTCAACAATGACGAAGATGTCGCCGAGTTCGCCCGTTTGATCGGGCAGAGCGTGACTGACAAAACCAAATACCTCTGGTTCCCGCATCAGGAAATCGCTCACCATGCGGACAAACGGTACGCCGAGGATCAAGACGGCTCAGAGTAAATCCTGATGCCCGAGTTCCCGCTTTATATCCCCACGAAGGGCCGCGCAGCCTTCATGGTAACATCGCGTGCGCTCACGACGATGAAGGTCCAGCATTACCTAGTCGTCGAGCCGCAGCAGGTCGAAGAATATCAGCATTCGGTCCGCACCATGGGCCTATCTGCGACCGTCCTCACGCTCGACCTGTCGTTCAAGGATCGGTACGAACTCCTCGATGGACACGGATTGACCAAAAGCACCGGGCCAGGACCGGCGCGAAACTTCGCTTGGGAGCATTCGCGGTCCACAGGGCATGCGTGGCACTGGGTGATGGATGACAACATCCGTGGTTTCTACCGTTTGAATCGCAACCTGAAAGTAGAGGCGATCACGGAAAAGTTCTGGGATGCGATGGAGCATTTCACGCTACGGTACAAGAACGTAGCGATGTCAGGGCCGAATTACCTGATGTTCGCAAACCGCCGCGACCCGGTTCCTCCGTTCGTGGTGAACACTCGCATCTATTCGTGCAACCTCATCCGCAACGACGTGCCGTTCCGCTGGCGTGGCCGCTACAACGAGGACACCATTATGTCTCTCGATATGCTCAAAGCGGGCTGGTGTACGATCCAGTTCAATGCGTTCCTTCAACTGAAGATGGAGACGCAGAAACTCCCTGGCGGAAATACGGATGACTTCTACCTCAAAGAAGGCAAGCGGCGTGAGGGAGAGCGGTATTCAGACACGGGAACGGTCGCTAAAAGTCAGATGCTATGTGCGGTTCATCCAGACGTAGCTAGGATGACCTGGAAGTTCAATCGCTGGCATCATCAAGTGGATTACACGCGATTCAAGACTCAGAAACTGATCCGCCGCGACGACCTTCAAATCCCGCAGGGAAATAACGAATTCGGAATGGCTCTCGTTAAGGTCAAGCCCAAGCGTGGTCTCTGGAAGGAAAAGGCGACGAAACGCAGCAAGAGCAACGCATGATTACTGCGACCCGCATCGTCGCCGCGCAGCTTGCAGACGCCGACGCTGCGTCCCTGTGGGCGCACCATCTCGCCGCAGCAGCGGAGAGGTACGAGATCAATACAGGCGCACGGATCGCCGCATGGCTGGCCCAGGTCGCGCATGAAAGCGGACACCTCCGTCAGACGGAGGAAAACCTCTCCTATTCCGCTGACCGGCTCATCAAGGTCTGGCCGAATCGTTTCCGCTCGCTGCGCGCCACCGACCCGGACGATGCTCTCGTCGTCGACGGCATGGGGATCGCGCAGAGATTCGCGCGCAAACCCGAAGAAATCGCATCGTTCGTTTACGCAAGCCGCATGGGCAACGGTCCGATGGAGACTCGCGACGGATGGAATCATCGCGGCATGGGGCTGATCCAACTGACCGGGAAGCGAAATCAGACCGCCTATGCAGCCGCTGCTGGCATATCCGACGAGGTCGCGAAGGACACCTCGATCCTGGCCCGCGCGCCGCACGCGGCACTCTCCGCAGGGTGGTTCTGGCACCAGCGCGGCTGCAACGAACTCGCAGACACAGGATCGTTCCGCGAGATCACCCGGCTGATCAATGGCGCGCTGATCGGAATCGTCGACCGGGAGCGTCTCTACGCCAGCGCGCAGAAGGTGTTCATCGGTGCGAGTGCTTGACGCGCGTCCAGCGCACGCGCGCGATCCCGAGATCCCTGATCCCCAGCTTGACCGCTGCCGCTTCTGACAGGTCGAGCGACCGTCGCGGATGGCAGAACCGATCCGAGACAGTCACCACGACAGATGCCGCGCCGCGCGTTACGCGGATCCTGGTTCCCAGCGGCAGCGTCGGATGAGCCGCCGAGAAATGTCCCGATTGGAACTGCTGCCCAGAAGCGGTCGCCCGGCCCTCATGCGCGGATCCATACCAGCTTGCGATTCCGCTACCGTGCGACCCTCCCCGGTGCCCTCCAGCGCACTGACCCGATGCTTGCGACGATGCGACGGCGATAGCTGCCGCGAGCCACCATCGGATCATTCTGGCTGCAACGCTTTGCGCGCTGCCCTGATATCGCCGCGTCGTACCCACAGGTCGTCTGACCGCGCGTCGTTCTCGGCTTCGTTCCAGTCCTCTTCCGCGCGGATATCGGCTGCGCTGCTTGAGTCGATGTCGTCAGGCCACAGGAAAAGACTCGCGAAGGGCTTGAGCGCCGCCCGCGCCTCGTCGCGTTCTCTGGACAGCGCAACATCTCGTTCGCTGTTCAATCGCTGGATCGTGACCAGCAGTTCTCGCATTCGCCTGACCTCTGCCCGCGTCTCGTCGCGCTCGCGGGTCAGGCGCTCGATCTCCGCGCGCTGCCGCTCGATCTCGATAACCGCGTCAACGGCGATGGAGAGATCGTCGTGGCGCGCGGCAGCTAGTGCGCGCAGAGCTGTGATTAGGTCGCTCATGGCTTGGCCTTCAGCGCATCGCGCGCTCGTTGCCCGCCGTCGCTCATGATCGGAGGCGCCTCCGTGAAAACCACAGCGGGGTCAGGATCACCGGGGCTGCGACGCTCGATAGGGAAATGGTTGCGCGGGTCGGCGTACCAGCGCAGCGCCGCCCGCAGCCGGTACACCTCGGCCTCCAGCCTCTTATTCTGCTCGTCCGCACGCCAGTCTCGATCAAACGTATGCGTCCACTCGCCGCCACAATTGGTGCAGAGGCGGCTCAACTTGGTATGCCCATCGTCGTGCGATACAAGCCGCACGGTCTTTCCCTTCCGCCCGCAATGCGGGCAAACAGCGTCGATTAATCTCTCGCTCATGGCTTGGCCTCCACAGGTGTGATTTTGAATCCGGCGATCTGGATGGCGCGAAGGCGGTCGGCCCACAGCCGCGTCTTAGCTGTGCGCGACTGCGGCGGCAGTTCCTGCCATGCGACGTCGAGCGTCGCGCGCTCCAGTTCGTATTCCGACCACGCGATCTCCTTCGCTGCGGCCAGCAGATCCGCGTCTCTCACAGCACCGCTCCGTATGCGATCCAGGCCAGGAAGAGCCCTCCACTCGCCAGGGCAGCGAGGACCAGCGCGAGGTCGATCTTCTCGGCGCGGGTGAGCCCCTGCGATGGCGGTCGCCAGGACTCGACCTGCGCATTCAGGTAGGCGTCCCTCCACGCCAGTTCTTGCTCGACCTCGGCACGCATCCAGGCGATGGACTGCGCGTCGAATTCATGGAGGTGCCGCCCGTCTGCCGTAGCGCAGAGCGAGGCTCGCATCGAAACGAGGACGCGGTCCTCGACCAGTTCGGGGCACACCCAGTCCCCCTCCCCCGTCAGCGTGGCGAGTTCGTTCCTCAGACCGATAAGGTCCATGTCCCGCGATATTAGCATCTGTTTCCTCCTCAGGTCGGACGCCGATCCGGCGGCGTCAGGCTGTTGATCCTGCTCTCCATTGCCGCAGTGGCATCCAGCGTCTCGCGGATCATCTCGGACATCGCCCTGACGACCGGCGTGTAGGCGTCCTGTCGCACATTGCGCCAGATGTGCAGAGTGATGCACGCCTCCAGCGTTTTGAACATCGCCATCTTGGCGGCGGCTGGGTCGCCTAATTTCGCGGTGAGCATCTTCTCGACGTTCAGGACGAAATCGTCGAGAGCATCCGCTGCTTCCGTCGCGGCTTCGTGCGCCCGACGCATCAACTCGTCGTGCATTGCACTTCTCCTTCAATTTGGTTTCTGGCTGGGCGGGGCGGCGTTCAATGCCGCCTCGTATTGCGCGAACCGCGTCATCTTCTGACGCATGAGGCTGACCAACTTGTCGATGCACTTGATCCGGCTCTCTGCTCGTATGGTCATCGCAATCCGAATCGTGAGCATCTCCTCCAGGGCACGGATCGTGACGAGCTGCGCCATGCTTCGGTTGCCGGTTGCCTCCGCGACGGTCTTTTCGACGCCGTCGAGGAATTCTTTCAGCGCATCGGTTGCCATGTCGCTCATCACTTCGAACCGCGCATTGTCGAGCTTCGGTTCGCCCTGCTTCTCCTCTTCGTTCATCGCGCTCCTCCTCTGGGTGCCAACCGCATCCTGGCGGCTGAGATCATGACCGTGGTGCCGTCCCGGAATCGGACCGGCTCGTATCCAGGCGGAAGGCTCGCCCGCCCGCCCATCTCCCTCGTCCACCTTGCGATGGTCGCGGCCTCCCATCGGACACTGCCGTCGAGCGACAGCGCCGATACCTCGATTGCAGTTCCGGGTTTCATGCAGCGTCCCTCTCCATGAGCCAAGGGGGAGTCGGGCGGCGCGTCCATCGGGCGTGCGACACTTTCGCGGCGCGATAGTATCTCCGATAGGCGAGCACCGGATCGGCGCATTTGAATTCAGCAGGCATGGCTTGGGCTGCACCTTCGAGTGATGGAACGCAGCCTGGAGCGAGCAGCTTCGCCAGTTCGACTGCAACCAGGGCTGACTTGTGGCCAGTGCCGAATCGGTGCCGATGCTCCAGGTAAAGCGCAAGGCACAGGTCATGCACCCAAGCGATTGCACCGGGCCTATTCACGAGCCATCTGGTGCAGGGATGACCCGCATGCGTCGACCGATACATCAAGGGATGAGACAGGCCACGTTCGCGCGCGACCGTCGAAAGCATCTGCGCGCTCTCAAGGATCATCTTCCCGACATGCCGATCATGGTGCCAGATCGCCGCACGGGCCGGATCTCGGTCGAGGATGAAGATATTCACGACCGGCACCGGTCCGCGAGCGCATCGATCCCGGCGTCGATCCGGTCAGCTTCTGCCTCCGGATTGGCAAGGCAAAGGTCTCGGATAACGCATGGCAACTTGGCTCCGTTATCGAACTCGACCAGGACCCTCGGACACCTTACCTCGGACAGACCGAAATCCCTGATGATCGTGCCTGTCCACAACGGACGACCGTCGCGGAATTCGATCACGCGGTCTCCGGGCTTGAAACCCGCCTCGCGCAGGGGTGACACATGCGCTAATCTCATCTTCCCTCCTTGCCCGGGCTTCCGGGTCGTTGTAGCTGGAACGATATTATTCGGCGCAAGGCCAAATGCAAGCGTTTTGTCATGGGAGTTACAATATGAAAGCAGGACGCGAGGATCGAGATGGTCCAAGCCAGACCGGCCAACCCCAGGCTGAAAACAGCGGCAGGAAGGCCGGAAATCAGGCGGTACAGCAGCGGAAGCCGCGATCGGGTACGGACGCCCAGGGCAAGCGTCAGGATGCCCTAGGAAAGAAAAGGGCTAGCCTGAAGGGGAAGGGCAGGCGTCGAGGGGTCGCCCATGTCCCGACCGATCAGACGCGGAACATGATCGCGTTAGCCGCAATGGCTGGCCTGACCCAGGATCGGGCTGGAGCGATGATCGGCGTCGGGAAGCTGACAATCCAGCGACACTACGCAGCCGAATGGGAGCGCGGGACTGACCACGCGAGCATGAAAGTTGTGGGAAACCTGTACCGAATGGCAACGGCGACGACAAACGACCGGGTCTCTGTCGCCGCAGCGATATTTTGGGCGAAAGCGCGACTCGGTTGGCGCGAGCGGCCGCAGACGGCAGAGGCCGAGGCGATGCCGGGTCCAGAAGGCAAAATCACCGTTCGCCTAAAGCTATTCGAAGATGCCTGAATTCGAATACCTCCGGCCGCGCCTCTATCCAGCCCAACAGCAGGCGATCTTTGACTGTGTCGATCCTGCGGGAGTGGCGGCGCGCTATGCGCTGATCGAAGCCAGCACGAAGGCAGGCAAGACGGCCGGGTGTATCATCTGGATCTTTGAGCAGGCGTTCGTTCAGGGCCGCGCAGGAGGGAACTATTGGTGGGTCGCTCCCGTATACCCGCAAGCGAAGATCGCATTCCGCCGGCTGAAGCGGGCGCTCGATCAGAACCTATACGAAAGCAACGAATCAGAATTGACCATCACCCTGCCTAACGGAGCGCGTATCTGGTTCAAGAGCGGCGACAATCCTGACAATCTGTACGGGGAAGACGTTTACGCAGCCGTTCTGGATGAAGCTAGCCGCCTGAAGGAAGAAGCCTGGATCGCAGTCCGCTCGACCCTAACCGCTACGCAGGGTCAGATCCGCATCATCGGAAACGTCAAGGGTAGGAGAAACTGGTTCTACAAACTCGCCCGGCGAGCCGAGGTAGGCGAGTCAGGGATGGCCTATGCGAAGCTAACTGCGATGGATGCAATCGCGGGTGGAGTGCTCAAGCCATCAGAAATCGAAGACGCCAAGCGAGTGCTGCCAGAAGCAGTGTTCCGCGAACTGTACATGGCGGAGGCGAGCGATGATCAAGGCAACCCGTTCGGGATCTCGCACATCGCGGCCTGTATTGGACCGTTATCGGCCGAGCGGCCTGTCGTCATCGGCGTGGATCTTGCCAAATCGGTCGACTGGACGGTCGTCATCGGCCTGGATCGCACGGGCAAAGTCTGCGGGTTCAGCCGGTGGCAGGGACCATGGGAAAACACCCAGAGGGAAATACTGCACCTTGCTGGCCGAACGCCTACGCTGATCGACTCGACAGGGGTCGGTGATCCTATCGTCGAGCGACTCCAGGCTCTACGGAAGAACGTATTCCAGGGATATCATTTCAGCGCGTCATCTAAGCAAAAACTGATGGAGGGCCTCGTCGTCGCCATCCAGCAGCGGGAAATCACTTTCCCGGATGGACCGATTCGCGCAGAACTCGACCTGTTTGAATACAGTTACACCAGGACCGGAGTGCGCTATTCTGCCCCGGAAGGCTATCACGACGACTGCGTGATGGCGCTCGCTCTCGCAGTCGAGCATTTCCGCTCGTTCAGACCCGCGCAAGCTTCCGCCCGACCGCCAGCGATCACTCGGATATCGCCATGGCTGTCGCAGCCGCAACCCGGAGACGGAATCAATGGCTAACCCAAAGACCCGCGTCGATATGTCGGTCCTCGGATCGACCGGCCTCCGGCAGACGGGCGGCTATATCTACGAGGAGCCGTTGCGCGTCCTGCGCGGGCAGAACGGGGCGCGCGTCTACCGCGAGATGAGCGACAACGATCCGATTGTCGGCGCTGTCCTGTTTGCCATCCAGATGCTGGTGCGGCAGGTCGAGTGGAAGGTCCAGGCGGCAGACGATACGCCGGAAGGCGAGGCGGCGCAGAAGTTCGTCGAGGGAGTCCTGGCCGACTCATCGACGCCATGGTCTGCGGTTGTCTCGGAGATCGCCTCGATGTTCACCTACGGCTTCGCGCCGATGGAGATCATATGGAAGCGTCGCGGCGGCGAAAGCGGCGACCCGAAGACGCAGTCCAAGTTCACCGACAACAAGATCGGGATCCGCGCGATCTCACTCCGCGCGCAGACATCCCTGGTCAACTGGCTGCTCGATCCCGAAGACGGCTCATTTCAGGGCATGGTGCAGCAGCCGCCGACGGGCTCGATGGTCACGATCCCAGGCGAGAAACTGCTCCTCTTCCGCACCAGTGCGGAGCGGGCGAACCCAGAAGGCCGAAGCATCCTCCGCAACGCCTACCGTCCCTGGTGCTTCAAGAAGCGCATCGAGGAAATCGAGGGGATCGGCGTCGAGCGCGATCTTGCCGGGCTACCCATCGCGTACATCCCGTCTCAGTATTTCGACCCGTCTGCCGACGCGCAGGAGCGGCAGACGCTCGCCGCTTGGCAATCGCTGGTGACGAAGGTGCGCCGAGACCAGCAAGAGGGCATCTTGATTCCGTCCGACCGGGACGCAAGCGGCAATCTGCTGTTCGATTTCAAGCTGCTCTCGACCGGAGGGGCGCGCACGTTTGACACGAGCCGCGTCATCGAGCGTTACGACCGCGCCATCGCAACGAGCGTCCTGGCAGACTTCATCTTCCTCGGGCAGCAAGCAGTCGGCTCGTTCGCCCTGTCGTCGGACAAGACCGCCCTCTTCGCGACCGCTATCGGCGGCTTCCTGCGGACGATCCAGGACGTATTAAACCGTGATCTGCTCCCGCGCCTGTGGCGATACAACGGCTTCGATGCCGCGCAGATGCCGACGATGGTGCCGGGCGACCTCGAAAAGCAGAACATCGCGGAAATCGCGCAGTTCGTGCAGACGCTCGCCCAGAGCGGCGCAACGCTATTCCCGGACCGCGACCTCGAAAACCATCTCCGCAAGGTTGCTGGTCTTCCTCCCGCTCCCGAAGAGGAGACCGGAGACGGAACGGACCCGACTATGGTAGCACCTGAACAACCAGAGGAGTTTTGATATGGCTCACCAATTCGGCACCACGGTCCGCAACAACATGGCGACGCAACTGACGACTGCACTCGCCAGCGGCTCCATCAAACTGTTTTCTGGATCGGTTCCTGCGAACTGCGCTGCCGCAGATCCTGCGGGTCTACTGGCATCCGGAAACCTTCCCGCGACGGCGGCGACGAATACCGGTGGAGTCGTTTCGAGGAGCGGCACATGGTCGTTCACCGGCTCTGCTGCGGGAAACATCGCATCATTCAGGCTCTACGATTCCGGCGGCACCTGCATCCATCAGGGTACTGTCACAGCGACGGGAGGCGGCGGCGATATGACCGTCGACAACATCAACATCGCGAACGGACAGACAGGCTCTGTGACCGGATACGCGACGACCATCGGAGGCGCTTGAGATGGCTTATGATCAGGTAAACCTAACGGAAGGTGCTGGTCCAAAAGCCTCCGCGACTGACGTAGTCGGCGGGAAGCACGTTCAGATCGTGAAGCCGCACTTCGGCGGCGAAAACGTCTCGACCCCGGTTTCGGAACAAACGCCACTCCCGACGCAGGAAGTGGGAAGTCCGACCTCTCTGCTGCAACGAATTCTCGCCGCCCTTTTGTCGCCGATGGGCTACGACAGGTCTCTGGCAAGATCGCGCGTGACGGCAGTCGTGGAGAGCGGAACCGTGACCACTGTCGGAACCGTCAGCACCATCACCGGAGGCACAATCACCAACCTCACCAACATCGACGGTCGTAACGGCTTCATGCTCATGAATTCGGTCGGCCTCAGCGCATGGGCCGACGTTCATCGTTCGCGGATAACCTGAGAGGTACTGAACATGCCCAACACATTCAAACAGGTCATTGACCGCATGGCGTGGGCGCAGGTTTCACCTGCACCAAACGCCGCCGTAACCGGGCAGGGATTCGCTTGCGATCTCCGGAATGACGTCTCGCGCTATCCGTATGCGTACCAGCTTGTATCGAATGCGATTCTGAACCGGTACAATTTCATCACGAAGGCATGGCAGCTTCTCAGCACGACACCGCTCACCGCCGGAACCTTCGGCGCAGGAGCCGCAGCAGCCTTCATCCCATCATTCGCTCTCGTCGGAACCATTGCCGCAGGCGCGACTACGACGGCATTCACGTTGTCGACCGCGCTGCCGACTGCGGTCGGCGCAAACATGCTGGCGAATCGCGGCGGGAGCGGCTTGATGGGCTTCAAGGTTCGGCTCATCGACACGACGGCAGGAAAGACCGAAGAGAGGAACATCGTTTCGAACACGGCTGGAACGACTCCACTCATCACGGTTGACGTTGCGTTTTCTTTCACTCCTGCGGCTGGTGCGCGGTACGAAATTCTTTCCGGACGCCTCTTTATGCTGGGCTCCGGAACCCTCGCTGCAGGAGCACTCAGGACGTTCGAGATCGCGACGAATGCATTCGCGAACCGAAGCATCACCAACCTTCCGGCTGCGTTGTCGACCGACAGTGCGATAATCGTTCTAGACGAGCAGCATGTCCCCTTCGATCACAAGCCAGGAGAGGGAATGATCAAGGGGGCGTATGATACCGATGTTGGAGGAGGTGGTCGGTTTGCGATCACTGCGACGGCTATCGGCGCAAGTACCATCACCGGGCGGGCGAGTGGAGGCGACGCTGCTGTCGCAGCAAACGAATTCCGAAACTTCCAGATCCGAATCGTCGAAGACACTCTGACCCCAGCGGCTGTCGGACAGCGAAGAATCATCGCATCTCACACTGCTGGACCGTCTCCCGTCTACACGCTTGGGACTGCATGGACGACGCAGCCAAGCGCCTCCGCAAAGTTCGTGATCGAGCAGCCCAATCTTCTGATTCTGAGGACGACCGCCAACACGACGACGTACACTTACAATTTCACGGATGCGACGATCAACAACGGCACAGCGAGCATCGCTGCCGATGCGTGGTCAACCACCTACTTCGGAGCCGCCGCAAATGCGATGGGTGCTGGTGCCGTATGGGCACCATCCTGGGGCATTCAACCAGATGTGCAGCGGAATGCGAGACATTCGTTCAATTTCTTCTTTCGCGGCGGCAACTCTAGCGCGCTCGATCTTCTCGACATCGCCGGAGCTACTGCTGGCACATGGACGGCAGGCGTTACCTATGATGGGGCTTTGTTTAACTTCACTACGGGCACGACAGGATGCCCGTCGCCCTTCGCAAACGAAGGGCGATATACCTACCTGAATCTGTACACCGCGAGCGCAGTCAATCAGATATTCCGGTTCGATGCAAAGAACCGAGTCCTGTCGCCATACACAAACCCGGACTTCCTGATGACTGGAACAGCAGCCGTCGGGCAGCGTATGGCTGCATGTGCAGCTATCGACGGCACCGACAAATTTGACTGCATCCTTTTCATGGCAATGGCGTCGTCCGTCTCGCAAGAGATGGTCCCGCTCATCTAAGGAGGTATCGATGTCGGCGGCGCTCGAAGAAGTTCTCAGCATCCAGCGAAATAAGCTAGAGGCGCTCAATGCGTCTCTCGCTTATGCAAAGAAAATGGGGCTCGATTCCGAAGCATATCGGCTAGAGGTCAAGATCGAGGATCAGAAGATCCTGATCGCGCAACTGGAATCGCTTACCTAGCAATCCCGATCTCCAAGAGGCTGAATCATGGCAGCGGTTTCCGGCCTCTCGCTACTTTTCGGAATTGCGCTGGGGGACGGTGGCGGCAGCAGCATTAGCGGAAGCATTGACGCAGCGATACCGCTGACGGCAAACGCATCCGCTCAGTCGCTGATTTATGGAAATACGAGTGCAGAGATACCGTTAGGGTCTGCAACACAGTCAGCGATCTCTCTTGCGGCTTCGTCGAACGCGACCGTCGCGATCACATCGGAAATAACTGCGTCGAGCACAGGCGCTATTTCGGCTTCGATAGTCGCGACGATTGCCCTGACTTCAACGGTTGCGGCACAGGCAGGTCTAGCCGCAACCGTCTCCGCAGTCATTCCGGTGACGTCGTCGATTGCGGCAGTATCTGCGATTGGGGCAAGCGTATCCGCAGTCATTCCGGTGACGTCGGCAGTTGCAGCGATATCTGTCGTTGGCGCAACCGTCTCCGCCGTCGTTCCGGTGACTGCATCGGCTGCAGCCGTAAGCGTTACAAGTGCTTCAGCAAGTGCAACGGTTTCTCTGGCTGGGGAAGCGGCAGCTACAGTCGCTCTGCAAGCGCAGAGCGCCGCCAGTCTCCCGATCACGGTGTCATTCGGGTCTGCGGTTTCAATTTCTGCATCGGCTTCAGCTTCTATCTCGCTGTCGACCGTAACCACAGCAGAGATCAACCCGCTGCCGCAATCGCCACTAGCAGTCGACGTCACTCGCATGGTCGTCCTGGAAGCGCCGGACGGGATCGTTGCTCTGGAAGCGCCGGACGGGATCGTAGTAATCCTCGATCCTCCATCCCTCACCGTTTACGCATGAGGACGCGATGACAAATCTGCAATGGCCTGACAAGGATCCGACCGACGTTTGGGACTACACGCTCGACGCATCGTCATGGGTCGCAGCCGTAGGCGATACCCTGGCTTCATGCACGGCAACAGTATCTCCCAGCGGGCTCTCGATCTTGTCCACGGCAACGACTCCAGCGGGTCAGGCACTGGTCAGATTGTCAGGTGGCGCGGTCGGCATCGAGTATCGCGTGACGTTGACTCTCACGACCACTGGTGGTCGAATCCTCCAGCGGTCAGTCGAAATCCTTGTGCGGGATCAATGATCATGGACGACGACAAGCTTGAGGCGCTACTGGAGCGCGCGGCCAAGCGCGGGGCGCGCGAAGCCCTCGAAAGCATCGGGCTGCACGACGAGCAGGCCGTTCACGATGTGCGCGACCTGCGGACGCTGCTGGAGGCGTGGCGGGCGACGAAGCGAACGGTCTGGCGCAAGGTTGTCGAGATCACGACCATTGCCGTCCTTGGCGCGGTGGCGGCGCAATCGCTGCTCAGCATGAAGGGTTGGAAGTAACTCGAAAGCGCCGCTTCGGAGCCTTGTCGCCGTCGCCTCGCGCGTGAGCCTGCCGCCACCATCTGCTGTGTCCGCAGATGCTGCACCGCTGCCTCCGGTCGTCCAGGCCGACCCATTGATGGTCGCCGCAGCCGGATCGAGACGCCCGGCGTTCGACCCAATGGCCCAGTACCTCATGGCGCGCACGGCGCGCACCAGCGACCACGGCCCGGCGATAGGCGAGGATCGCGATCTCGCGCGGGGCGACTAGACGCACCTCCGAGAATGCCGGGACGCGCACCGTCCGCGTCGAGATCGAGCGGGTCGTCGCTTCCCGAGTCTGCGTTCGCTCGCAGAACCGCCGCGCGTTGAGCGCAGCCAGGGCAGCGATCAGGAATCGTCCGTCGCGCCGCAGCAGTTCCCGCGTCT